TTCTGTAGGCATAACCTGCACATTACTCTCAATTTTCATAAATCAAATTTTTTTCTTTTAAAAATGAAACAATGCTAAAATGATTGTTATCTTCAAGTGCATTACTTGCCACCTTGCCATAAACATCCACCAAAATACCATCTTTTGATTTAGAATGCACAAACAAATTAGCACTGCTACAACTCTGAAGCACATCTGCCATAGCGTCACGGCCACCTTCTTTGACCTTTAAATATAACTTTACAAAGTACGACTTTCCATCAATCATAACAGACAAATCGTTATCAGATAAAATATTAAGATTTTCCAGCGGGTATTCTTTGCCAACATCCAATGAAGACATAACTGTAGCTGTCGGCGTATGAAAGTAATTCTTAATTCTCTCTCTTCCAAGCCATAACACTAATAAAAGCAACGCCGCTAATGCCATGAGTTCAATTTTCATGCCTGCTTCTCCTCATGCTCATCAATAGCCTGCTTAATCTGAAGCAAGTCTTCATACCAAAGACCGTACCGAGAAATTGACTTGGAGAATACAGAGATATCAAGTTGCGCAACTTCCCAGCATACGCTTCCATCATCATTGTACTTAATGTTTGTAGAGTATTTTGTACAACCGCGTTCATCCTTTACTTTTACCTGCTTACCGTTCTCCTCTATTGTCTCGGGAAGATACTTCGGACTTATCCTTGATAAATTAAGATCTAAAAGTGCTTCGCGCTGAGCGTCATTGCATATATCAAGCCAGGCATCAGATGAAATAACAATCGCCATTTCATACTGTTCGCCAATCCATATCTTGGATAGCGGCGAAAACTTAGATACCTTACCCCAATTAAATTTATTTCTTATAAACGGCTTAGCATCACAAAAAGCCAGCGCAATCGTGGCCAACTCAAGATTTGGGTGATTCTTTAATTTAACTTCCTGAAGCTTAGCTGCTTCAACTGGACCGGCTTTCCAAATTAACATATATCTCTCCTAATTGTTTTAGATAATATGTTATCGGTAGAATAAAGAAAGGAGTTTAACCCTAAACTCTATCGCCCATTAAATCATCACTCAAGAAATCAATCTTGGCGCGCATTTCATCAAGGAGCTTTTTAACTTCGGCTGCACTTTCCTTAGTTAAATTAGAATTTAAGGCAAATATTCCATTAGTAGAGATGTGATGTAATCTTTCAAGTACCTCAACAGAAACCTTAAGATTATGCAACGCATCTAACTTTGGACCAAAAGAAAAATCGGGAGTCGCCTTATTATCGCCGTCATTTCCAAGCGTATATGTATCAACTGGATTATCGGCCATTCCTTTAGGCTTAAAAGAAAGCCTATGAACCTTCTCTTCTGGACTATACTGATCTTTGTCATAGTAATCAACAGACTGATTGCCGAAAGCATCATTGGCTCTCTGTGTGCCATTCATTAGCTCTGCCTCCTGCTCTTCTTTAGACAGTGCCGCAGAATAAGCCTCAATCAATTCTCTCATAGATTCCATATAGATTTTCCTCCATATTATTTATGCCGCCCACAACAAAAACCGATAAACTAACATGGAAGATTGTAAGCGACTAGTACTTCTGTGCCAAGAAGCACTAAAAACAAAAGGCATAGACGACACAATACACAATAACCGCCTCAGGTGGGAACTCAAGGAATTACAGGTCAAAAATGACTGCGGATATTTCCTGAACATCCATGATAAAGGCGTTAAAAACCAACCTAACCATAAAAATGTATTAGTTCCCTATTTGCTTGATATCTGTAATGAATTTGATATTACCAAGCTTCCAGAATTCCTAATGGGAGAAATGCCAGATATTGACGTTGACTACCTCCCAGAAATACAACAATATCTCAAAAATGATTATGTTCCCAAAGCGTTCGGAGCAGAATACGTTTGCAATATAGGAAGCCACAATACGCTTGGCGTAAAATCTGCGCTTATCGACACAGTAAGAATTTATAGCAAAGATAGAGACGAAATTCTTAAGATTACAACTAAACTCCAAGACAAGAATGACGAAGGCAAGCCTATTTCCTTTGAAGAAGCGATTAACTCTAATTCCGACTTAAAGAAGTATTTGGCCGAAAATCCAGAAATTAAAGAAGCAGCGGGAAAGCTGGTCGGTAAAACTAGAAGCTTTGGGCAACATGCGGCTGGTGTTATCATATCCAGCGTACCTTTAAAAACCCTAGTGCCACTTATTTCCGGCAAAGATGGGATGCAATGTAGCGCATGGGGCGAAGGACAGCATAGCCTAGATTTAAGTACAGTAGGATTAATTAAATTTGACTTTCTAGGAAGCGAATCCTTAAACAAAGTCATGCAATGCCTTAAGCTTATAAAAGAAAGACATGGTATTGAAAAAGTATGTGCGGCACCAGGTGGAGACAACTGGTCAGACATTTCTTATCTTAACGATCCAAAATGCCTAGAAATGGCTAGTAAAGGCGATCTCAAAACTATTTTCCAGTTTGATTCCGACGTTGCGCGTAAAATGTGCAAAGATGGTGGCGTTGATAGATTTGAAGATTTGGTAGCCTATACGTCATTAAACCGCCCAGGATGCTTGGAAATGGGTACAGATGTGGAATTCATCAAGCGCAAAAAGGGCGCTTCATATGAGGTCCACCCGCTTCTAGAGCCTATCCTAAGAGATACTTACGCGCTAATGTTATATCAGGAGCAACTCTTCCGTATTCTTAACGTGGTGGGCAAAATTCCAGAACATCAATGCATGGAGGTTCAAAAAGCAGTATCTAAGAAAAAAGTAGATAAGTTCGCAAAATATAAAGAAATGTTCGTAGAAAATGGCCAAAAAGTATTAAACCAATCAAAAGAAGAACTAGAAAAACTTTGGGCATTAATTGAAGCGTTCGCCAAGTACTCCTTCAACCTCGCGCACGCCTGTAGCTATACCTATGTTTCTTCCAGAATGTTATGGTTAAAATGCCACTACCCACTTGAATGGTATGCGGCCTGTATGTCGTCTTTAAAAACAGCCGATTCTAAGCTACAAGAGTATCGTTACGATGGTGTTAAGCATGATATAGTTTTTAACCGTCTTGACATTAACAAATCCAAGAGTAATTTTGCTATCGCAGAAGACAACTCAATCTACTATGCTTTCTCTAAGATTAAGGGAATCGGTGATGATATTGCGGATAGAATTACATCATTGCAACCCTATGCTGATTTAAAGGATTTTCTACATAAGTTCGGAGTTCTTTCTAATACACTAAAGCCGCTTATAGCACTAAGAATATTCGGCGATGACACAGTTTCTCTATGGAAGGAATATGAAAGATTTAAAGATGGCATTGACCAGAAAATAGAAGATTTAAACACTAAGCACGCTGAAACAATAAACAAGCACGCTTCGGAATTAATGTCTCTGCTTCCAGAACAATTGATGGATATCAATTCAATAAGTGAAATAGACAAATTAGAAAACATTATAGATGCTAAAATCTATAAGAAGTTATTAAAAATTAAAGAAAAAAACGGCAAAACGATTGAGACATTTAATAAGAAACTAGCCAAACTTGAGAATTATGAAGTTAAAATTGAGCCTGAATACGAAAAGCTACTCCTAGACAAAGATGCAGCGGAAATCGCATTTTACGGATTTCCTTGGGACAGCCCATTATCCAAATACGTATCGGCAGAAGAACATCACTTTGACTGGATGGATGCTAACGGATTAGAAGTAGCGCCCATTAATGTAAGAATTACAAACATACAAGAAAAACAGGGAAAAGTTAAGTTTTATCAATTAACGGTTCAGGATATTTTAGGTGCGGAAAAGAAAGCAAACATATGGAACTCTGACTATAATATCTGGAAGGAATTGTTAGTAGTTGGTGCGCTAATAAGAATACAGTTAAAGGCTCCAAATGGCGGTTTTCCAACTTATACGATGACATCGGAACGATTTAAAAAATATGTACGTGGAGTTAACGATTTTAGAATAGTGAATTTAGCAGGAGAAGTAAAATGAATGTAATGTTATTTGTGTTAGGAACAATTGGAGCTTCGTTTATTCTAGTAGACAGCACTTTATTTGCTCCAATTAGAAGCAAGCTAGAAAAATATGAATACCTATATTCTATGGTTACTTGCTATCAATGCAACTCTTTCTGGCTCGGAATGCTATTTGGATTCTTTTTAATTTCCAGTAATTTGTTTAGCGTATTTGCTTGTGGTTGCGCTGCAAGTTTTCTTAGCATCTTTGCGGCAGCTTTTATCAATGTATTTGAATCGTTTACTAGCAGAATGCAATCGCTTGGATCTCCCTTCCCGCAAAACGTTCCATGCGTTAACTGCGGCAAGAAACAAACAGAAGAAGCGTCTAAATAACATATGACGTGCAGAAAATACGTACGCGGATCATACCCCACTAAAGGGAAGTGTTCGCCTTGTGGCGTTTCATTGTGTAATTCTAAATTGCTACAATGCTGCGGTAAAATCTGTCCGCCTCCAGCGTGCCCGCAAATAGAAAATCAATATGGCATCGGCTGCTGCGCAATCATTGTAGATGGCGCAAGAACTATGAATTACTCTATAGAATCATCGTGTCCATGCCTAGATGGACTTACCGGCACATTTCAAGCTCTGGGGAATGGGGGTGAGGTAACATCTTGGGGAGAGGATGGCCATCACCTCGCTAGCCCTCAGTGCGACTGTCGGGAAGGCGGATGCCTAGGACTTCCAGATACATTCAATAAATCTACATTCAGCATGACGATCAGGTGCGACAGTGGTGGATTTTCGCTACTGGCGCAAACTTTCGGCGGGAACAACCGAATGTGCGAAGGCGGCTCCTGGGTATGCCAAATGTCTGCAAATGCATCATGGGTGTGCTGCGATACATCCATGCCGTTACCACTAGAGCCAATAGGCATTGACGGACAAGCATGCGATAGTTTTTCTTACACCTTTGAGGGATTTATGATGAAGCCTGATTCTTTTTTTAATAGAAATACATGTGGCTGTCCATGTGCTCAAGGATCTTCTATATCCGTTACAGTTACAAATATATAAAATATGACAAGATGTAACACGCCAGGCAATCAAAAGTCCTGTTATGTAATAATAGGATTTACAAGTAACATCAAACTAGAGGCCGGAAGCCCAAATACATTTGACCTCCATTGCGTAAATCAATTCTACTCAATCGGCGATCAAACAATAACTGAAAATGATATCATAAAAAAATATTACTGTAGTGATGGTAGTGACGGACATCTACCCTGCAATGTATCATCGGAATGGGCGAATTGTAGCGTACAAGGTGTAACAGTATATCTCAATATCGGAGGACCATACTTAACGCCGCCGGTTGATGTGCATGATGGAGACAATATAACAGTGATAGTCACCTTTCCCGGAGATGCACCAATAAACCCCCCCCTGTCCTTAGGAAGATTTCCTGACGGCATTGAGTGCGTACAGTCTATGCCTATGTTCGTCTTTAGCTACTATAAGCCTAGCCAAAACAAGATAGTTATAAACAGACAGGCATTAATTAGACAAATTAAAGCCGACCAAAAACGTAGAAATATCCGATAGTCTTAAAATATACCTTTTCCACAATATATAATACGTACAGTAATTTAATAGGATAATCTAAAAATGAGTCTAAAATCATTCGAAGAGTTTGTAAAAAATAAAGGTGGAGTTCCTTACGTGTTTTCGGAAAAGATTCCACCAAAGTCAATTTCTGCTGATTCAGAAGGCGATGAAGAAGGCATGGGATTGCTTGGAAGTCCTCAGATGATGGACAAAGAACAACCCCCACTAACGCGGGTTGAGAAAAAGGACATGGCCGATCCAGAGTATACGAAGAATGGCGAAAAACTAAAGACTCAAAAAGAAGGCGTTGAACTAGTTGAGCATCGTGGCGAAAGCGATGATTTATCAATGTCAAGTATTGATGGCGGAAAATTTTCGCCATCAATTAGCGAAGTTGCTTCATATACGGCTAAGTTAATTAAGAAGCACCCTCATACAGCAGAGCACTTTGTTAGAAACCTAAAGAAGCACGGCAGTTTTGAGGGATTTATCGCTGAGGCCGTTGAGCACCCAGAAACATTCGCGTGTCTAGCAAATCACATCGGGCATGACGAACATGGTCCCCGCCATTCAAAAAAGATGGTCAAGGCCCTAATGGCGCATCACACTGCAAAACATGCTATTAAAGAAAGCGTTGATGGTCCTCGTGGTGGCGATTTCGGTGGCGGAATGCCTTCGGCTCCTCCAGCACCAATGGGAGTTGCGCCAATGCCAGTTAATTCAGATCCTACCGGGCTTTCACCAACGACCGGAATGAGTGGGATGGGTGGAAGCGGGAACCTGAGTACAAGCCAAGCGCCGCCGGCCGTTCAGATGCCTGCTCCATCCGAGTCAGCACACAAGGGCGAAGGGTACCACAACCTGGTATCAGAAATGAGCAAGGAGCCGGAAATGCACGATGCGATGCGTGAATGTTGCGGCATGGGATACTAACTTAGTCATAAGTTAAAAAAAGCCGCTTTAAGCGGCTTTTTTTATTCGATCAATCCCCATTACCCTTTTTGTAAATTTTCTTGATCTGGGATAAATCTTCCTTAGACGGCTTGCTACCACGATACTTCTGATATAATGGCTGCGCCTTGCACTTATGCTTCCAAAACTTCTCAGTAGCAATCTGTATTTCACATATCATGCCACCAATTACAATATCTACATGCACAGTTCCATAATAGCCAAACTCATACTCATTAGGACTATCATTATGGGCGACCTTCTTAACAATGAAATGCTTCTTGATATTATCAACAATTTTAGATATTTGATTTTTGGTATCTACAAGAATCGCGGCCCTTAATATGTCAAATACCTTAGATGGAGACTTATTCCTTTTCTTGGTTTTATTATTAAACGACTTCTCGCTTTTAATATCTATGACAATCTTATGTCCATCAGCAGAATGCTTGAGTAGCGTAGCAAATTTTGGCTTCAATTCTAAAGCCATTTTCTTTGCTTTATCATAAGTTTGAAAATCCTGCTTTTTAGCAATCGGCTGAGGATTTTTCTCTATCCATTCTTTAAAGTCCATACATTATTTATGAACTAGGATTTCTTCTTTTTCTTTTTACGATGTTCGGCCCTATCACCAGCACTACCAATCGGCCAACCTTCCATTGAAACTCCGGCAACACCTGCCGAGCCAGCAATATTAAAACCGAGTTTCTGCAACCTGCTTTTTGGCACGGTCCCTACAATAATTGCCCCGCCTTCTTTTAGCCATTCTTGAAACGTTTTCATATATTATATAACAAAAGCGGCCTAGGAAATTCCTAGGCCGCTCACTATCCAAAAAGGAGACTTGGCTCCTGACAGAAATTATATACCAACTACGCTTTAATAATTAAAAGCCGCCAACTATTTCATGCACTTCATCAACACTAATTCCTAACACTTTAGAAGCATTTTTAATCTTCTTATGAAGAAGGGTATAATTAGCCTTCATTCGCTTTACGTGCTCTTTCAACTGAGGGTGATCGGTATTATATAAAGCGTCCTCTCCCGCGTCCCAAACATCAGCATATGCATCGGCAACATCAATTTCACCAGAGCTAAAATAAGCACAAGCCAAAGATACATTATACACAATCGGGTGTTGAACTGTGACCTGTATATCGGTACTAGCCGTAACCGAAATAAGAGACTTTATTTCTCGTATAAGAGGATGTCCCGCTAGTTTGTTTTGTTCATCATACTGAATATGGTAAATTTTCTGATTAATCTTGCTCTGCAACGCCTGCAAAGCTTTTAAATCATTAACGCTATCTATATCAACGCCTTTTTTAGCGCCCTTGATTTTAGTTTTAATAGCTTTAACTTTAGTTTTCATATTTTTCATTTAATCGCCTATTAATTGTTCAAGATCATGCATTCTAAGATTTGATACAAAGCCACATCTATCATTATAATGGTATCTTGTATTCACGCAACCAGATGCAAACCGATTAATAAACTTACGCTTTTTACCAAACGGCCAAACTCTATATTTTAACAAATAACTTAATACCGACCATCGCATAGAACTACCGCGCCAAAACTCGCCAGGCTCAATGCAAAAGGTGTGCTGGTTGGTAGTACAGTAAATCACAGCAGGGTTTTTTAACTTTAACTTGGCTTCAATATCGGACACGACCTTAATGCGTCCTGGATTATTTGTCGTAATAAAAAATGCTTTAAACTTTCCACTTCGGAAGTAATGTAAGTAACCCTGAAAAGAATCCCGACATGACATAGGATTCCATCCATTGGCCGAATAAACACTAGGAAGATAAAAACTAAAAGATGAGTCTACCGGAAACGGAACTCCTTCTGGAAGTTCCGGCAAACTTTCTATGTAATTACGAGAAAACATGGCATCTCTCATTGTCCTCATAAATTGACTATGTCCCAAACATCGCCCTCTGATATGCCGAATTCTTTCGCAGTCTTTAATACTTTTTCTCTAATCTGTTTTTGAATTATTCTAATATCCTTAATCCTTTGTTTTATTACAGGATGATTGCCACCCTGTATTTTATTCTCTTCTACAGCAGGATAATAATCCCCTTTAAGTTCCACGTAGTCTACTGCAATTTCGCTGCCTTGATCGTATGAATCTACGATTAGAGAAACTCTAAATTCCAGTGCTTTTTTAGAGGGCACAGTAACATCAAACTCACACCTTCCATTAATCTGCTGTGCCAATAAACGAATTTCTTTTACCAATGAAAAGCTTGAAAGCTTATTCTTCTTAGCACGATCCTGACTATCAATCTTAGATATTTTATTATCAATACTTTCTCTAAGCTTAGTCAAAACCTTACGATCATTAATTTTTTCAACATCAATCATATCGCATCTCCCATAATTTTCTTGAGTTCTTTACGATTCACAAAGCATTTATCAACTTGCTTCGGAGTTAAATTATAAAAATGATCACACCAGCCAGTAAATTTAGGCGCATCATAATAACTATAACCATTATTATGCCTAAAAGTCTGATAGCGTACATAATGATTGCCGTTTAAAAACTTATTAACGGCAACCCTCGTATTGCGCGATGAAAAATACTCTGACCTACGTATCGTAGAAACAACGTTGGCCCTATAGCTTCTACCGGCTCTTATTAAAGCTGTCAGTAAAGAAAACCTAACTCTCTTCATCCAAAAACCGGTCAGCTTAATACAAACAATATTCTTTCCGTCAGTTCTATATCCATTACACCGAAATCTTTTGGGTACCTTAGACTTAATCTGAAAATCTTTCAAAAATTTTATAATATTTCCTAAGTGAGCGCCACTCTTACACTGATAAAACAATCTTCTCGGATACGGATTATAGCGAAACGTATCATCCACAGATTCACGACAATACTCCCAATACTGGTAATTGTCGTTTACTAAATAAAATGAATCTTTATATTCTCCATAAATATCATCGTTAGATGGAGCTTTAATCAATCTTTTCATTAAGTCACCTACAGATTAACTTGGAAACATCAGGAAGTAATTTTAAATTTTCAAAAATACCAAAATCAGGATTGTAATGAATCGCCGTGTTCACACAGCCTGATTTAAACTTTGCTAAAAATTCTTTTTTCAAATCAGTATCAAAGTATGGGCCAACATACCCCCGAGCCTTAAATACAGAACTAAAAACAGAAAGCCTCATCGGACTAGCAAGCCAAAATTTGCTCATTTCAATATAAGTGATACGTTTCTCATCAGTAGGAAAAAAATTAGTGCGATCTAAAGTATCAATATTTAATTCTTGTTCAATATCTTGAACCGGCTGAATATGCATTTTAGATGCACCCTCTGGTGCTCTCAAATAAAGAATGTGTCTTTTATCTTCGCTAATTTTCAAAATTCTGCTCTGAAATACGTCCCTGCAAAGATACCACGCTTTATCTGTAAAGCTGAGAAAGTCAGCTATTAAAAATGGATACGACGAGAAATCATAATTAGCATGTGTTGGGGGTATCTTTACACTAGATTTAAATGGCCAAAACATATTAGACCTCTTTATAACCTTTTGCCGTTTTCTCTTTAACCATCTTAGACACATGCTTAATGGCATCGTCGTTACTTGAGAATTCCTTAATACTAAAACTGCCAGCAGCGCCTATCTTGCCATACTTAAAAAATACTACGTCTTCTTCACAAAAAACGCTCCAGAACTTATTAGACCGCCCCTTCGTAAATTCAAACCTACGAAAGACTTCTTTAACGCCATCTAGTTTTTTCATAATTGTACTTTTAGAAAGGAAGGCCAAATATACCACATTTTGTCAAGCCGGTCAATCTCTCCTAAGCAGAATTTTTGTGGTAAAGCCGCCTATTGTGATACAAAAACAGCACACCAATAATACATGCTATTATCGCCGCAGGCAACACCTATTCCAATATGAGAATAATCTCCTAGCATATTTTTTCTATGACCAGAAGAATTTTCCCACATAGTAATTACTGCTTCGGGGTCATACCAAGATTCGTCGGCGATATTTTCACCTATCGCACTAAAAGACTTTCCGACTTTCTCTACTCTGTCCCATGGCTCTTCGCCATTATCATTTTTGTGAGAAAGCTTGCCTGCACGCGCCATCCAGTCAGCATGTCGTTGAGCAACAGAACAAATAATAGCATCCTTAGTTAAATCAGCTTTCCCATTATTAAAACGAAAAGCATTAACGTAATGGAGCAGCTTATCTGTTTTTTCATCATAGGCTGACACCGCAGTATTAAACGGCGTCTGATGATGGCAACTTACCGCGCAACATAAGAAAAGAATAATAACGATTTTTTGGAACATTTTCAATCCCTATAAATGGCTAATGTCTGCATCATGCTGCCTTGGCAGATTCTTAGCATCATTTTCATCCATGATGATAAGCTCGGGAACCCCATCTTGCCAAACAGTAATGCCAATTACGTTGTCTAAGTTAGAGCACTTGACGCAGGTCTTGGTACTAGGAAGAGCTTCAAGGCGCTCTTTAGGAATCTTCTTACCGCAGGTTTCGCACAACATAATCTGTATCTAGAATAGTAGTCCTAGTTTTTAAAATCACTACGACTAAAAATTATAATAGGAAACGCTATAAAAAAATACAAAGATGCTGCGGCACAAACCCATATTGCCCTACCGTCTAATACATTCAACCAGCACATAGCTTGCAAAAGCCAAGCCCCAATGTAGTCAAAAGAAAACCAAGTTTTCTTAAAGTACTTAAAGTACTGGCGAAACATGATTATCGTCCGAATCGGAACCCGAAGCCAAAATATGGCTGGTAGTATGGCTGATTATAGTAATAAGGGTTATTATAATAATACGGCTGGTTGTAATAGGGGCGATTGTAGTATGGGTTCCCATAATACTGGCGACCATATGGGCGATTATAATTGTTATTCGGCCCACCTACACCAACTCCAAGTCCCCATCCCGCATCACTTACGGCGGGAGCACACAAAAATAAAGCAACAGCAATCAATAGTTTTTTCATGATTTTTTTCTCCAATTATATTTATATTTCCGAACGAACATCTTCAACAAGCATCACGTACTCTTGTGCTTTTTTCAGTACTTTCAGACAAAGACTTTTGACAATGCTATCATAATTATTCCGCAAAGTGCCAACCTCAAACCTGTTATAAACTAAATAACCGCCATTATTAGTATCAATAATACCTATATTCCATAGGCCCATATCGTATATTCCAACGGATAATCCCCGGCGTGAAAACTGGTAGCCATTCAGGCTCTTCCTTGCGAAACCTTTTTCCATCAAATAAGCCATATCATCTTCCATACTTCACCATCCCATAGTTCTTTTAGCGCCATCACGATATTCTTTGGTCAAATGATTTAACTGAAATAAAGTACGATTTGCGTTGAATTGCTTAAGCACTTTATTATCGTGAGACGCCATCATCTTGTCACTAATCGCATCAACGCCTTCAAGGCCAGAGTCTATATTTCGCATGTCTACCATAATTCTATACTCAGAAGAATTACGCCACTCTTGAATTGACTTAAACTTTTTTCCGTCAACAATGAATCCAGAAGTGCTTCTTTTCTCAAAAAGGCCAGGGCGAGGTGGATGAGGAATCTTATCCGCAGCCATAACCAAAGTAGAACTCCACACCAACACCGCAAACGTAAAAATACGCATGATCTTTCTCCTGTATTAGAAAAAATAGTTCCAGTGCTTTTTAACCCATCGGTAAGCAAATGGAAAGCCAATGATGCAAGCCAAAATAACAAACAATTGAAGTATTAAATCAAACATTTTTTAACTCCTCCCGCCAATCATTCAAGCCACAAATAATTTCATAATATTCCAAAATTGATTTTCTTAAACTATTTTCTAGTTGTTCCTCAAGCTGGCCCAGGGGAACATAGAAGGCAAATTTTCCGCCAACAGCAATAGTCCAATTACCATAACCAGTATTGGTAATTTTTATTTTACTGTTTTCATATGTTTCAGCAGGTGTTTGGAATGAAAATAAGCTAACAGAATGGCTATTGACCGAAAACGGAGAGTTAAGATTAGCCTTAACCGCAATTTTTTCAAATCCAATGCTTAATAAATAATCATAGTCACTCATTGCTTGTACTCATCTAAATCGCCATTTTTAACAATACACTTATCCTCATACGGAGCCACTAGTCTACGATTAAACTCTAAGCCAGCAGCATTGAATACTTCCTGTGCTCGGCTAAGATTAGCGTATCGCCAGCCGGCATCTGGCTTCATTGAAGCCGCAACAATTCTAGTAATCGTATAATTACAATTACCCTCTAAGCTATCTGGATAAGACTTCAATAAAGTAATTAGCTCATCAATTTTAGGATTTAATACTGATCGAATATCAATAGGAACGTACGGCATAATAACTACCTTTAATAAAAAACTAATTAATCAACTGTAAAGCTTGCAATAACATCATTATCAAAACGAACTTCTACATCCACATATTCACCACCAGCATGACTTACTTGCTGAAAAGTAAGTCTTTGTTTTAAAACCTGCTTTACCAATTCGGTAAAGCACTCCATTTGTTTCACAGACTGATTGCTACCCGGCAACCAAGTGCAGTTATTGCCAAACAAACCCGCCAACGCTTGTTCTGTTTTCATGACTTGTTCCTAGATTATGGATACTTTTACCAATTTTACTAGAAAAAACCCAACAATGCAATATCAATTTTTGGGTTTTGAGAATTTTGTTAAAAACTCATTAACTGTTTGATCAAAAACATTTTTAGTTTTTTTAGTGAAGGCGCATGGCAATGAAACCTGTTTAATCGCTTCCACAATCTTCTGGTCACTTTTAGCCAAAACATCCTTCAACTTATCAAAGAAGACACTAGAGTTTGCTTTAGTGATTTTCTTCATTCCACTAAAATTCTCCTGCCATATCTTTTGAGTAATTTGCTTATTCTCCTCATACTTTTCTTTATACTCGGCATTTATCTGATTAACTTTATCAATAGAATCTTGCGCTAAAGATTTAGTCCAGTTCCATGCCTGTAATGCAGGAATGGTACAAATAAACTTCATCATCTGATCTTCTAGCTCATACATTTCGTCCGGGCCATCGCCAGCAAAAAAATCTTCTATCTGCTTAGAGTTCATGCCTTTGAGAAATTCTTCTTCTAACGTTTCGCTGATTAATTCAAAAACATCAAAATCATATGTGATATGGCGCACTTCGCGGCCTGGTTCATGAACATCAAAAGACTCGCCAGTATAACAACTATAAAGCCACTCGCCCAAAAACTCAAAACTCAAAAGACGATCTGATTTTCCAGTATTAACAAACTCTAGTTCGCCAGAACAATCCCACTCTGGATCTTTATCATAATTAACATTAAAAGTTGGTCCTTCTAATACCCACTCGGAATACATCTGACAAATAACAAGAGCAATTTTCTTTCTTAGAGAACATCTAACTTTTAGAAAATCAAACTTATCTCTATTTTTTGCGTACCAAGTAGATTCATTAAATATAACTTCTTTATACTTAACTTCCTCCGAATGCATCAATTCATGTTCTGAAAATTGTTCCTGCAATATATCAGACGTTCGCTCTGGATAATCGTACTCCAACAAAGCCTGGTTTAAAAAACTATCGGCATAAAATTTCTCCCCACAAGTGTCGCAAGTAGAGAATATATTAAATAAATTATGATCATCTAATTCTGCCGGAAGCCTATGGCCATGATGAATTTCTTTAGAAAGATACTCTACAAACTCTTCTTTACGCTCTTCTAAAGTTTCAGTTTTATATGGAGACATATAACTATCAATAACATTAATCTCGTCTGCCACTTCGTCTAACCATAAGTTAGCATTCCCAGTTAGTTGCTTAATCTGCTTTTCGGTAGATGCGTAAAAGAAATTACCACATTGAAAACAAATGCACACAGGACCATTCTTAGTTGCGTCATGTTTTAATAAATGATTCTGACAAGACGGACAAGTTAAGAAGTGACTTTTGTCAGAACTCTTCTGACGACTTATAGTTCCACGCTTAACTAATTTATCAAATAAATGTTTATTCATACAGTTAGTCTCCACTATTATTTATCGGCTACTGGCTCCAATAAATTAATATCAAACTTATAGTCAATAGCCCGGCCTCGTGCCTCGCTCAAAAACCTACTAAATAGCAATCCGTGGTGCACACTATCAATATCTGTAATGCCCATTGTATAGAGCACTAGGCTTGACGCTGCACTACCTCTGCCTGGATTAATAGCATTGGTTTCACTAGTTCCCAAAACATCTCTACAATACCTGCGAGCTTCATCAATCACTTGTTGTTGTATAAGAAAATACGATGAAAATCCTTTACGGGTAATCAAATCATACTCTTCCGCAATTCTCTTCTTGTACTCAGTTGTGTTAGGAAGATTTCGTTTTTTAAAACCAACTTTAATTGCTTCTTTTAACTTTTCGTCAGCATCAGGTATTTCCGGCAGTTTAATAGATCGGTCAATCCTAACGCCTTCTGCCATCTGACAAATTCTTACAGTATTACGCTTTGCTTCTTGATAAATGTCTAGTGGAATAATATCACTAAAATCGTTCTCCCACTTTTCATTTAACTGTTGTTCATTCTTGAAATAAATTTGCTTATCTTGTACCTCAAACATATCGTTACCAGCCGCAACTAACTTATCTAGTTCAGCTCTAGTTCTCTTACTTTGAACCAACAGTAAATTTGTTTGCGCTTCGTGATCTTGCTGGTCCACATAATGCACATCATTAGTTAATACCATATGAATGTTGTGCTTTAAATGCATCTTTACCAAAAACTGGTTGAACGCTCGTTGTGGCGCATAATCAATCATCATCATTTCAAGATAATAATTATCACCAAACACAGAACGATAATCTAGAATCATTGCTTCGGCTGCATCTTCACCATGATTAACAAATGCCTGTCCTACTTCCCCCATAATACAGCAAGAGCCAACAATTAATCCTTCAGAAAACTTCTTAAGAACGTCCCAGTTAACTCTAGGCTTGTAATAAAAGCCATGTATCTCGGCAAAACTAGTAATCTGTACTAGGTTGCTGTATCCTACATTACTAGCCGCAATTAAAAGAAGATGATAAGATTTCTTAATCTTAACTCGTTCTTCTGGGGGTAGGTCAGCAAAAGTATCTGGGTTATGCGCTCGCTGTATGTATATTTCACAAGCAATTACCGGCTTTGTCCCAAATTTATCACATGCTCTTAGCTGTGATGGAACAGCAGCCATTGATCCATGATCGCTCAAGCAAAGATACTGATGATTATTTTTCTTTGCTTTCTCAGCGTATTGATGGCAGAAACCAACAGCATCTAGAATACTCGCTTCAGCACTATGAAGATGAAGATGCTCAAATCCAGTAATTTCCTGTTTCATTACTTCTTAATCATTTCTTTCTTGCGAGTTTCCCAAGAAAGAAGCAGCGCCTTAGCTTCGGCCTCTAGCTTAAGCTTATCTTCTTTATAAGTATCTAAAACCTTCTTTACAGTTTCATTTTTAGTTTTTAAAAGATTATGGATTTCCGAAATCTTAGTACTAAACTGCACGAAATCATCTGTTAAAAGTGATTCTAATTCATTCATGATATTTTCTCCGATTAGGTATTAATATATCGGAGAAATGCAGAAGAAACCTTAATTAAATTATGCTATCGGCCAAACCTATATCAACAGTTTCTTTGGCATTAAGAATTGTGTCGGTTTCCAGCATCTTTTGAAGCTCTTTACGGTCAAAATCTGGATGCTTTTCTATAATTCTCTTGAAGTATATTTCTTCAAGCTCTAAGTCTGTTTTATCCATCTCTTTAGTCCAATTTTTAGCAATCTTAGAATAATCAGAAATTTCAAATATCCCATAATGCATCATAAAACGACTATGGGCAGAAATCCTCCGCTCACCAGTGGCACCTTGTAATATCACCCCAGTAGCAGAAAAGGCTGGACCAAAAACATCAATATTAACTTTTGGCTTACATGTGGCGATAAAATCGTATATGGCACCGCAATAATACCAATCCCCTCCAAGGCCACTTAATACAATTCGTATAGGGCCTGGAGGGGCGAGGTTATCAAGGAAATGCAGCCCTTTTATAGCGTTAGCTGCAAAATCAGAGTTTATTTCTAGCTCATTTCCGTCAGGATCAGACGGATTACCCATATAAAGCGTTCTAGTACTGGTATGAATTCCATGGTCATACCAGAGAAGCGCTTCATTGAATACGAAACTTTTAACAGCCATATAACGTCCTTATCAGACGCTATATTATAGTCATTTGGCTGTTAAAAATTGCCTACTTGTCCATAATTAGGTATAAAAGCAGGTATACCAAAATACCCAGTCCTGCGGCATGTGCTAAAAGCACGAATAAAATGCGTACAACCCAAGGATTCCACCCTAGATCTGCCGCGATCCCGCTACAAACTCCCAACAATAGCTTCCTACTTGTATCAATCTTCATAATAATTACCTTTCTTGTTTTTAAACTTACTTCTTAACAGAAACCTTTGTCTCTATGTACTTATCCATAAAAGAACCAAATCGCTCTAAAACTTTTCTAGAAGGAGTATTAGTATTATAGTCAATTTCAGGATGGAATTGCGCTCCAATCCAAGGCGCGGTTTTGCCGCACATTAGTTCAACGATCTGCTCACAGTCCTTAACTCCGGTAGCAGCAATGCCAATCACAGACAATGCATCGGTAGCCCATTTTCTACCCTGATCCTTTGCGCCATAATATTTAATCGCCTGGTGGTGGTAAGAATTCACCCAGATAAGATCTGTATCATATTTGAACGATTCGCGCACAAAGAACTTGCGCTCTTCCGGCACATCTGGATTAAAATAATCTTTATATTTTTCCAACAATCTCACGGCATGAGACGGTTCATGATTTCTAAGAGTAATGTCTTGCCTATGAGGCGTATGCGCAATTCGGCCATGTGTAATATCAGCGAAAAGTTCCATTCCATGGTAAACGCCTAAGAGTTGCATACCTCTACAAACTCCAAGCATCGGAATCTTATCTTTAATACAATTCTCAATCAAAAACAATTCTCTAATATCTCGGTCAATATCAAACTTTCCAAAGTTATTGTGGTTCGTCACATTATGACCATAAGCAGACGGGTGAATGTCAACACCGCCCGAAAGAATAACACCACTACATCGCTTGAGCCAATATTTCAAATTATCTTTGTCGTTGTGATAAAGCAACACAAAGTTAGCATTGAAAAACTTCTCAACCATTTCCAGCATTTCTGCCGTAAAGCTGGAAGGTCCAGAGACACCGATGAGCTTGCGTATCGTCATTATTTATTCCCGTAAAGAGAAAAGACCAAATCCATGCTGGGCTGGTCAAGGTGTTTGTAGTTTCGCAACATGATAGCAGTTAAAGCCTTCTCTGTCCATCCCGATTTCATCGCGGCCAGATATGCTCCAGAACGCTCAATTTCATTAGATTCAGACCACTCCATTGACCCCATATCAAGCCAGCCTCTTACCCCTATTTTAAATCCGGCGGCCTGAACTACTCCATCAATGCTATTAATAATGTGTTCATCGCCATAATCCTGTCCATAAACAATCGGATCGCCGCAATCTTCGCCACAGTTTTTCATTTGATGCCTTTCTTGACTATATTATAGTCAATGATTTCTTCAACTGGTGATAATCTTAATATCCTTATCTGCACTGAATACGCTCCACATAACGACTGGATGTCATTTGTAGCTTGGTATTCAATTCATAAAGCTATGCCGTCCAGCCAAGTTGCCATTTCTTGTTCTCGCGTAAAAGGCAACACTCACTCGCTTTTTAACTGGACCACAAGGTGTGGAGTTAAATGTTTTCAACATAAAAACAGTGGATTTGAGAATTGTATCAGCACTGCAATAAAAAATCAAGTCATATCTCTACCAATTTTGGCAATTCCACCTTCTTATTTAGCTGTAAAAGAATTGTCTCAACTATGCGCGAATCAATTAAACGAAATCAATGCTGGCAGAAATCCAAATGGAGATATTTTGTTTCTTAAAAATGAACAGACCAATGACGCAACAATAATCAGTGAACTAGATAACACATTCGTAAACCACGATGCCCTCCAAAAGTTCTCATCCAAAGACTGGACAAAAAACAAAACATCGCCACCATTTAATATCTTCTGGAAGTTTTTCCACGAAAATATGACGGTGCAAGAAGCAAAAATTTTACACATTTGGAAAAGAGCGAAGTATATTTACGAAAACCTGAGATTTGTGGAGTTATGATACTAATATAAGGTATGAGGAGAATCAACATGAGCAATAGAGACGATAGTAATTTCTTTTCTGAAGAAGAATACGACGAAAACTTCGATGAAGGCGATGAAGATGCCAACGACGAAGACGCAAAGGATTTTATCAATAAAAACGAAGTCCTTTATACGATGGAATTAGACCACTTAGATAATCGTCTGCACAAAGAAACTAATGTCGCAGTAATGAAAGAAGCAGTGAAGCTTGCCAAAGACACGCTCTTATGGCGTTTTCGCACTAAAACCAATAAACTCAAAATCATACTCGGTTTTTATTACGATATTATTCCACATGTGAATTTTGACAAAAGTGATATTGAATGATTCGGCCACTTGTGCTATCTTATGAACCATGACAAACGAACAAACCAATGCGATCTCGCCAATGAATGCTCAAACGATAACCATAGACAAATCGCCCGTTAAAGAAATTGTCGTGGAAACAAATAAGAGAGTTTTACCTAGTAAAATCGGCTCGGCGGAGTTTGAAGCGGCTCTTCTGCTGGAGTTCACTGGCAAACACGAATGGAGAAGTTCAACAGGACTTGCCAAAAAGCTTGGCGTAGACGCAAAAGAATTAGAGTCTTTTCTAGATAAAGATAAGAGATTCGTTCGTTCTGCTGGTGAAGAGGACGGTTCTTGGTTTTACGCCGTAAAAAAGAGACTTGACACTGGCACCGAAACCTGCTCTAATAAGACAAAGGTAAAGACGAAAATTACCCTCAGTCCTGAAGATCGCTACGCATTAGGACAACTCAATCTTTTGTCAGTAGTTTTAGACAAGGTTCTTGACAACTATGCGTTGCGAGTAATGGAACAAAGCGAAGAAGCATTATCCCACCTAACAAGAGCGTTAAAGCATTTAAAAGCTGGCACCGCTCTGTACGCCACCGAAACTAAAGCCAATCCCGAACACCTTATTACCCTTTAATTAATCATGCCAATATACGATCTAAGATGTAAAAAATGTGGAATAGAGTTTGAAGAATTATGCAAACTAGATGATGTTATCACTTGTTTATGCGGAAGTACTGAAACGGAAAAATTAATCTCAGGTTTTGCCGTTACCTTTACAAATCCTATCGGAACAAGTAAAATGGATTCGTTCGGGTATCGTGCCGGTCACAACATGGAAAAAGCGAAAGCGGAAAGACGACACGCCCAAAAATTAGACCCAAAGGGCGGAAGCGTTTACAAAGAAACTAAACTCCCTCGCACCGAAATCTAAGAAACAAATCCCCTGACAAAACGGAGATAGCATGACAGTCAGTCCACTCAAGAGTCGGTTTGACAATCTGGCGGAAAAGTTCCCCAAAAAGGAATTTGACACCCTTCACGAAACGATGACGTTTAGTGAATACTATGATCTGGTTCACAAGAACCCTGCCTTGGCAAGAACCTCGCACCAACGCATATACGATATGATTTTGGTCAAGGGCACCGAAACAATCAAGCGATGCAACAAGACGGTGACCATTTACAAGTTCTTCAATGATTCACAGTTTCCTATCTTCGGACTGGAAAACACTCTTGAAGAACTTGTGCGGGTCTTCCGTTCGGCTGCCGGGTTTTACGGAACCGAAAAACGAATTATTCTTCTTCACGGACCTGTGGGTAGTTCAAAGTCAACTATCTGCCGCCTGATTAAGAAAGAGCTTGAGGCGTCCTCCAAGACTGACGCTGGAGCACTTTATAGCTTTTCTTGGAAGGATCTTCCTCCCGATCTGGAATCGGAAAGCTGTATCAACTGCCCCATGCACGAAGACCCACTGAATTTAATTCCTAAATTCATGCGTGCCGACTTGGAGAAGGAACTCAACGAAATTCACCAGGAGCAGTATCGTGCTCGCTTCCCTGGCGAAACCCCATACCCCATCCGCATTCGCGGTGAACTTGATCCGCAGTGCCGATTCTTCATGGAGCACTTGCTCAAGCAAGAAAAGGGCGACCTGAAAGCGGTTCTAGACAAGTACATTGAAGTACGCCGAATCTGCTTCTCTGAAGCTGACCGTTGTGGTATCGGCACCTTCCAGCCGAAAGATGAAAAGAATCAGGACTCAACCGAACTTACTGGAGATATTAACTTCCGTAAGCTTGGCGAACTCGGCAAGGATTCTGACCCCAGAGCGTTCAGCTTTGACGGTGAATTCAATATCGCCAATCGCGGTGTGATTGAATTTATCGAAGTGCTGAAGCTTGACAAGGCGTTCCTGTATGACCTGCTCGGTGCTGCTCAGGAACAGCAGATTAAGCCTAAGAAGTTTGCACAAACTTCTATTGACTTGGCAATCATCGGGCATACGAATAATCCTGAATTCCAAAAGCTTCAGGCAGACCGAACGATGGAAGCTATCAAGGATAGAACCATCAAGATTGACGTTCCTTATCTGCTTGAAGTAAGCAAGGAACTGATGGTCCTCCTGCAAGATTACGGGAACGGCAAGGTGCCTCAGCACATCGCTCCCCATACTTTGGAAGTAGCCGCACTTTGGGCGGTTTGCACTCGCCTCAAAGACCCTCAGGACAAGAGTTGCTCGCTGATTGAAAAGGCCAAACTCTACGACGGGAAGATCCTGCCTGGATGGACCGAAGACAGAGTGAAGGAACTGCGGTTGACGGGTGGCGAAGGAATTGAAAAGGGCATGTCGGTGCGATATACCCAAAATAAGATTTCCAACGCCCTTGTTAATAACAAACAATACATCAATCCATTCATTGTCTTGAACGAAATCCAGAATGGATTAGACAAGACTCCGCTGATTGATGACAAGAAGGACTTGGAATACTATCTGACCTGCATCACCCATGTGAGAAATGAATTAAACAACATTCTCAAGAAGGAAGTGCAGGAAGCAATCTCTCTTGACGGAAATCAGATGGAACGGCTCTGCCAAAAGTATATGAATAACGTTGTCGCCCACATTGAAGGGACAAAGATAACGGACCCGTATACCAACGAAGAGCAAGACCCAGACGAACCGTTGATGCGAGCGATTGAGGAAAAGATTGACATTCCCGAACCTCTTGCGGATGACTTCCGACGCTCTCTCGCTGGCTTCGCTGGTGGACTGGCGATGAAAGATAAGAAGTTTGAGTGGGATAGCAATCCCAAACTCAAGAAGGGTCTTGAGAAATACATGTTTGAAATCAGCAAGGATACCATCAACATTGCCAAGCTGAACAATGGTGGACAAGTTGTCGGCCACGATCAGCAGGAAAAGATTGACACTATCCGTGGGCGACTCATTGAGCGCTTCGGATACAACGAACAGTCGGCAACCGATGTGATGAACTACGTCAGCCAACTCTTTGCCCGAGGCGACATCGCCGAAGAGTAATCTGACTTGTGTCCTTGGTAGAGAATTTTATAAACGCCTAGTAGGTAAAACTTCACTGTGATACCTACTAGGCGAATTATTTTAAATACAAACATCAAAATAAGGAATCAATCATGCCTAACGGTATTCAAGAAGACTTTGATGATTTCCAGCAAATCATCGGTGGCAAGAAGCGAGAAGAACTTAAGCGACATATCCAAACTGGAGAAATCTTTGGGCAAAGACCAAACGGTCGCGGTGCTCTCAGTATTCCCATCAAAAGAATTGAACTTCCTTATATAACTCACGGTGAAGAAAAAGACGGTGTAGGAAGTGGTCCCGGCAAACCTGGCGATGTCATCGGCAAAAAGCCAGGCAAGGGCGACGGCAAGGGTGGACACAAGCCCGGCACAAATCCTGGCGAAGGAATGTTGGTTGACGTTGACATGGAAGAAATCTGGAAGGAACTTCAGGAAGAATTGAAGCTTCCTAATATGCAGCCGAAGGATACACCTACGTGGGAAGATATAGAAGTTAAGTATAACGGCATTTCCCGACTTGGCCCCAGATCGCTTCTGCATCCGAGAAGAACATTCAAGGAATGTCTGAAGCGCGAAATCGCCCAGACTGGTGGAAAATTAGAAAAGAAAATAGTGCCTGGGTGTAATCGCCCCGTCACGGTTTTCCATCCAATCAAGGACGATTTCAGATACCGTCAGTATAATGAAATTAAGAAACCGTCATCCAATGCCGCCATCTTCTTCGTAAGAGACGGCTCTGGCTCCATGGACGATAATAAGTGCGAAATAGTAAGCGATGTATCTTTCTGGATTGATGCTTGGATCAGAAGGTTCTACAAAACCACCAAGAAGATTTATGTCTGGCACGATACTGAAGCGAAAGAACTCAGTGAGAAAAAGTTCTATAACCTCAGGTACGGTGGCGGAACATACGCAACATCTGCAATGGAATTCGTTGAGAGACAGCTTTATCACAGAGTACCTCCCCAGAAGTGGAACATCTACGTATTCTACTTCGGCGACGGTGAAACTTTCGGTAGAGACAACGACGCCTTTGTTGAATTGCTAAAAACTAAACTCGGGCCTCAGGCCATTAACCTGACTGGTGTTGTCCAGATTCTCAGTTATTCTTATACAGGAACTTTGAAACATTCTATTGACTTGGCTCTGGAATCTGGTAAACTGGATAAGAAGTTTGTGAGAACTGTTTCTGTGGGCGATGAAAAAGATCACGGATACGGCAGCTACCAAACTATGACTCCGGAACAAAAAGGACAGGCTGTTAAAAAGGCTATATCGGCTTTGCTTGGAGCAAAGGCAACAGAAACTACGGCCAAAGCTTAATTTTAAATTTTATCAGTAAAAATCAAGCTTTCACAAGAAAGAAATAAAATGCACGTTGCACCGATGCTTTCTGGCGACAACACAATTCCGGGAGAACTCATTCCTCCCGATGTTCAAAAAAGAATCCCCGAAATTTTTGACGCTTGCGCAAAATTCGGATTAGACTATCCGCCGACAGTCGTTGAATTCCTTGACTGGGATACGATGGCCGAAATCTGTTCTTACGGCGGATTTCCCAGCCGATACCCTCACTGGAAGTGGGGTATGGAATGGGCAGATTTCCGAAAGAATTATCTCGCTGGAAGAATGCGAGTTTATGAAATAGTAATTAATTCAAACCCAGTTGAGCTGTACTGCCTCAACAGCAACACTCACACGGATAACGTTACGGTAATTGCTCACGCTCTGGGACATGCTGACTTTTTTAAGAACAATATATTCTTTAAATCTACGAGCCAGAATGCAGTCAATGAACTTGCCTGCCATGGTACCAGAATTCGCAAATACCAAAGTCGTAGAGGGCGTGAACAAGTCAGTAAGTTTCTTGATAAGCTGCTGATGATTGAAACCCTCATTGATCCGGCTGCGGCGTGGGATAAGCCTAAGTGCAAGGATGTTATTGTTTCTGATAAAAGAGACTACAAATATCCAAGGAAGCACAAGATTGCTGATGGGCATGAATATATGCATGACTGGATTAATACTCCAGAGCATATGAAAAAAGAAGAACACAGAATTAAAATGGACGAAATAAAAGCTGAGCTTTCTATTTTCGGACAAGCCACCAGAGATATCTTCGGCTTCCTAATGAAGAATGCTCCCCTTAAACCTTGGGAGCAAGATATCATGGCTATGATTTACAGAGAAGGACTTTACTTCTCGCCTCAGCGCCCCACCAAAGTCAGCAATGAAGGATTCGCCTCTTGGGTTGATTTTAATATTATGGCGAGACTAGGCATGGCCGACTCTTCTGGAATCATGGATTACTCTCACCACAAAGCGGGTGTGCTTGGTGGGAAATACTCAATGAATCCATACAAGTTAGGATTTAACATCCTGCTTGACATTGAGGAGCGTTGGAATAAGGGCCGCTTCGGCGACGACTACGAAAAGTGCGACAGCTACGATGAAAAGAGAAACTGGGACAAAAAACTTGGTCTTGGAAAAGAAAAAGTTTTTGAAGTCCGCGAATACTACAACGACATGATGCTGATTCATGAGTTCGTCACCGAGGACTTCGTCGCGAAAAATGAGATGTTTGAATGGGCGTTACTGCCTAACGGCGAATATCAAATTGTTTCTCGCAATGCGAAGGAAATTAAGAAGAAGTTGCTCAGGAAATTCATGAATGGCGGACTTCCAGATATCCACCTTGAAGATCCTAACTACAAGGGTAAGAACTACCTGTTGTTGCAACACAACTGGGATGGACGACTTCTTAAAGACAAATGGATAAGAGAAGTCTTGCCGTCTCTCTTCTTCCTTTGGAAGCGACCCGTATTCCTCGCTACTAGAAACAAAAGCGGCGAAGAAATGGTCTATGTATGCGACAGCGATGATTACAAGAAAGTGCAATACGTCACCAGGAAAGAACTGGACGCAAGCATACGATGAAAAAAGCATTCCTAGATGGCCTGAAGGGCATGTCGTTAAAAACTGCTCAGCAAATATGTCTATCAGAAGGATTTGATGTCTACATCATGGAAGATGGACTGCCTCTAGGAATGGCTGCGGTGCCTGATCTAATCGTGCTTTGGCATAAACATGATGTAATTACCGAAGCGTTTGCAGGCGACCCTTGCCAGATAGAAAATTAATAATGAAACTATTTAACCGCCAACTAGTTTCACCCAAATACTAATAGCCTTGCCCAATTTCACATAATACTCGTCCATAGTTTTTTGCAATCCATCTGCAATCTCTAGCATGCACTCGCTTGGCGTACTGCCCACCATAGGAATATCATCTATAACTTTCCAAAAAGTTTCATTCCTCTGAATTCCAGCAGCTTCTTTAATCAAATTAACAAAGCAATTACTTGCTCTTGAGTGATTCACAAAAGGCTCGCCAACGGCCACCAATAAATTTAAATGATGGCAAACCTTTAATAAAATTACCCCGCACCAGATATCATCAAACCTTGAGAACATCTGATCTTCTCCCATTAATGGAAAATACATTAATGGGAGAATTTCTTTTTTAAAACATAAATTCATTCCGCAAACTGGCATATATTTACCATTAGGGACAATCATAGTTCCATTCGGAACAGAGTCGCACTCAGGATTTCTCAACCGATTAAGTTCTTGTGGAGCATCATAATCAAGATTATTAATCCATAGGCCCGCATTCAAAACAACATTATTCATCAAACCCAAATTTTGATATGGAAATCCCCTGGTCTTAATATTAGGCACTGATTCAATCCACTTAGACTGTTCTGACAACTGCTTAACATGCTTCTTTACGAAATCGTCACCTACCGGCATGCAATCATCGTCTAAAGTAAAAACGTAGTCCGCGCCAAGTCGCCTCACTGCTGCATAAAATCCAAAATTTCTTACGGCAGAATCTTTCTTGCTAATAATCCATGAATTATCTTTAAGTGAATCTTGTATCTCTTGCCAAGAATAATGACAGTCAACATCTATATTAAATGTTTTCTTTGGGCCATCTTCAACAACAACAATATAATCCCACTGTTTAAGATCCCATGATCCAAGAAACTTTTTTAAATTACTTTCACGATTAGAAGGAATTACTAGGGCTGTGGTCATAAAGAATTTTATCAATTATATCTGTAGTAGACGGTAAATCAAACTTAGGAGTCAAGATTACGTTATCTTCTCCAACTATAGAGCATCCTACTATTTCACTTTTAGAAACATAGTCGCCACCTTTACATATGTAATTTGGGACTATTACTTTAATTATTTGCTCAGGAGTAACCTCGTCAAACGAAACAACAAAATCAATACAATCAAGCAAAGATAATGTTGTCATCCTATCATTCAATGAAATGACTGGCCTGCTATCGCCCTTGAGCTGTTTAACACTCTTGTCAGAGTTAACCCCTACAACTAGCTTGCATCGTCTCTTATCCGCTTCACTTTTAGCATACTGTAATTGCTTAATATGAGACGCATGCAACAAATCGTAGCATCCATTCGTAAAAACTAAACCAAAATCTCTCAGCTTTAAATCTAACGGATTTACTATTTTGCCGGACAAATCGGCAGGACTCACTGGCTGGTTCATACCTTTTTGCACATAAGATGCACCGGCGTTCCATGCAATTTCAATCGCATCCGGTATTTCAAACCCATGTCCTAAAGACAAGGACATAACCGCAACAAAGGCATCGCCGGCACCTACTGAACTTTTGGCTTTTACCATACGCTTAGGCTCATAACAAAAATAATCTTTATTATAAACTCCAGAAACGATTCCGCCACTGTGCGTAATTACAACAGACTTACACTGAAGTATGTTCTGTAAATAAACAGATTGCTCTTTCCAGTTTTTAAGGCCAGTAAATCTTTCGGCCTCAATAGCATTAAGCTTAAACACAGTACAGCCAATCCATTTAGATAAATCTCCATCTTTTGGATCTACTATCGTAATATTATTTTTAAATGGCTCAATGTAATTAAAATCAGGCTTAGAAAAAAATCCCTTTGAGTAGTCTGATAGCACAATTACCGTAGACGCACTACATTTAGTTTTTATATTATTAATAACTTGATTTACCGCATTCTCAATATCACTTTGTGTCGTCCCGTATAACGGTGGCTCAATATCATGTCTAATTATCTGAATGCCTTCGCTGGTTAAAAATCGTCTTTTAACAGGCATAGAAAAAAACGACTCATCTGATGGATACAGACATTCAATCTGATTTTCACGAAACAACCAATTGTACCTCGGGTCGTAAAGACATCCTAGCTTAACCGACGAATTAAAATACTTAAACTGCGCAGCAACATTGGCGCAACCACCCAACTTACAAACAGGAACATCATCTAATGAATGAAGAACCGGAAATGGGCCTTCTGGCGAAATTCTATTTACGCTCACATTCAAATACTCGTCTACCATAGTATCGCCAAGGCAAATAACGTCTATCTTTTTTTGACGATTAAACTCTAAAAATTTGGATAAAACAGTCATATTGAGCTAGTAATAAAGGAAATTGTGTGCTATAATGTAGTACCAAGCAAGGGAAAAATCATGAACAACATAGAAATCAAAGATTATCTAAAAACTAAAATTCCATTTGACGATTCAGCAAAAACCATTGATTTCAAGAAATCACACGGTTCTTTCCTAGTAGATGCTGACGGCACTGAATACCTAGACCTATGTACATCTTTCGGCTCCGGATCTATCGGGTATAATCACCCCAAGCTACGCGAAAAAATGATGGAACATTCAGAAGTATTTATCAACAAAATTTCCAATGCAGACCTTTACAGCTCTATACAGGCCAACTTTATAAAGAAGCTTTTTCAAATATTGCCGTCTGGATTTGAAAAATGTTTTTTAGTCGATAACGGAACTAACGCTGTTGATGCTGCACTCAAAACATGCTTTGACTTCTACGCCAAGAAACATAATATTAAAGAAGAAGATATTAATAATTTAAATATCATATCCTTCCAAAACGGATTTCATGGCAGATGCGGCATTCCTATTAGTTTAACCTGCACCGATATAAATAAAACAAAACTATACCCTAAACATAAATTCACAAAAATAACCCCTCCTGGCGTTCACCACCCAATAGATGTCAGAAAAGTTGAACAACTAGAAGCAATAAGCTTAAACGAACTAGAAAACGCGCTATTTTCAGGTGGCATTGTAGCGGTTATAATGGAGCCGCTACTCAGTGAAGGCGGAAATATCATACTTAGAAAAGAATATCTCCAAAAAGTCAGAGACATGACAGAGAGATATGGAACATTTTTAATCTTTGACGAAGTTCAAACATTCGCTATGACAGAAAAATTCTGGCTGTCAGAATATTACGGGGTTATACCAGACATCATATGTTTTGGTAAAAAGCTTCAAATTTCTGGATTTGCCGTCAATTCAAAAATTAATGAAGTACCAAATAACGTCTTCGTAGAAAAAAGTAGAATATCTAGCACCTTCTGCGGGTCAACGGCAGACATGCTAAGAGCTACATTTATATTAGAAATCATCCAAGAAGAAAATTTACTTGCCAATGCACAAAATCAAGGCGAATATATCGTCAACAAAATAACCGAATTAAGCCAGAAATACAAGTCAATAACAAACATACGAGGGATTGGATTTCTAATTGGGTTTGACCTACCTACCGCCGATATGAGAGATGCCCTTGCCAAGGAATTAAATAAACAGTTATTTATACTAACTTGCGGAAAACAATCAATACGATTAAGGCCGTTCCTAAACATGTCTAGAAATGAATGTAATACATTTCTCGGTGTTCTTGAATTTGCTCTTAACAATACTATCTAAAAATTAGCAGTCATCATCAGGCGGTGGTGGGGCATCAGGGATATAGCCATCATCATCAACTGGTGGCGGAACATTCCCATAATAATATCCTTCTTCTTCAGATGGATCTGCCTTCTCCATTACAGGGGAAGTTAGCAACAATATACTAAGCTCAGAAAAATCATCGTCACTATTAGACCAAACCCAATCTAAATTTCCACTAACATCTTTAGACATGTCTTTTAATAAGTCAATAGACATCATAAAAGCAACATGATCTAAAGGACGGCCACTTTTGTCAATCACAAAAGCCCGAATTCCAACTAAACCATAATCCAGCCAGCTACCAGATCCGCTATCTCCGGAAATAGTCGGCACATTAATTCTATGAAAAGTGCGTTCGGATAGCGATTTACTACGATAATTCACGCCGGTGACTTCTCCGGAGTTCAGCCTAGGAACGGCTGTTCCATCACCTAATCCAAAACTAAAAACCTTAGTCCCGATATAAAGCTTTTCGCCAAAACTTATCGTTGCAGTGCATAGCTTTTTAGGGGTTACAAAAAATACAAGAGCCATATCAGTTTCAAAATCAGCATAATAAACCCGAGCCGCATATGTGCTAGCACTATCATATTCAGACCAGTTTTTATACTGATTAACGCCAACTTTACAAGTTAAGTCTGTATCAACAACATGAGCACATGTTAGCGCTATATTATAATAAACATCGTCTACTTTATAACTTTTTAAAACCGTACCAGTTCCCATATGACCCTCTGCTGTTGTTATTCTAACAGTGGGGTATAGACATTTTAAATGTAAATTAATATTAGGACTAGCAGAAAATATAGGAGAAACGAAAAAACTACAGGCAACAATGATGGTTAATGCAAGTCGGCTCAAATGATACTCCTAATGAAACGATAGAATAATATATCTAAGGTTGAATAAATATTATATGACAAACAAGTATTTAGTTATAATAATCATATTATTATTGGCCGTAATCATATTTAGACACAGCAGAACCACCATTGAAGTTGGCGTTCATCAGCCTAATACAAGCGAAAAAGTAAACCTAGATCCAGCAGTGCCGAAAGAAGACGTCGTAACCGAACCGACTCCAGCAGAAACTCCCAACACAGAAGTCAAAACAGACAGTCCCCCTATGGTAATTGCTCCGGTGCCGGTGCCTGCCCCAATCCCAGTGCCCGACACAGTACCCCCACCAAAGAGTAACGATGTGGTTTTTGTGTATAGCATGACCGATGCTATTAAAAAATCTAAAGAATTAAACAAAAAAATATTAGTATTCTTTCACGCTCCATGGTGCGGAGCATGCGAAACAATGAAAGACTATTTTCCAGGCTCTAAGCATCCTAATAAAGATGTAAAGACCGCCATGTTAGATTACGTTGTCTTTATGTGTAATACTGACGTTGACAGGGCAATGGCTAAAAAATATGGAATTTACGGACTCCCAACCTATATTATCATTGATGAAAATGAAAATATCATCAAAAGCGGTGTCGGAGGACTACCAGCAAGACAATTTATTAGCTGGCTAAACATATCTAAATCAACAAAACCTAAAGCCAGATTTAATAACTCAAGACGATAGAAAGAACAAAATGACGAACATATTAGAAAAAGAAACACAAGCTGTAATTGCTGAATGGAATGCCATAAAGCCAACCGTTGCCGCTGGAGCCAAGGCGGCGTGGAAGTCAGTATCGGGATTTATGCTTAACGCCTTAGATGTGTTCGTTATTGCAGTAGAACCTATGATACTGGCTGGCGGCGATAAAAAAGTTGCTGTTTTAACCGCTATTTCGTTAACATATGACTCTGTTGTTGCGCCTTTAATGCCTTTTTATCTAAAACCATTTAACTCCGCTATCAAGGCATTTATCATAATGACATTAGCGTCTTCTATGATTGATTTCGTAGTAAAGCAATATAATAAAATGGGTGGCGTACCTATGCAAGCTGCGAGCTAATTTAATGTTTAAAACATGGCTAGAAACAGTGCAATTAGAAAAACCTTTTGTATTTCTTGATCTTGATGAAACACTAATTCACTGTTTGGATTATCCAGATGCAGAATCTATTATAGCAAGGCCGCATTTAGAGCAATTTTTAAAATCGGCCAACAAATTCGCTAACTTATGTATTCTAACAAGAAGTCCCAAAAAATATGCAGATGCCATCATGCATAACTTAGGGCTATCTGAGTACTTTGCCCACATATTCAGTAGCAGGGACGATAATGATATATGTAAAAAATTAAACTTAGACAAACAAAAATGGGTATTGGTGGACAATCGCTATGCCGATTTTCCCTACACCATTGAGAAGATGGGCCAACTTGGAAACAACGGCGAGTTGATCAAAATCAAATCATGGATAGGCGATAAAAATGATAATAGATTAATGAAAATTATACCCAAAATCAAAAAAACATTAAATATCACATAAGATAACTTTCCGAGCCAGAAATAATAAATATAATATGGCAAAGAAAAAATACAAAAAAAATACATGCTTCCTACCAAAGTTCACCGTAGAACCAGTGGTTAGTATGCTAGAAGCATCCCAACGCGCAGGATGGCAAATTACTAAATTTGACTTCCCTGACGTTTGGAAATATACAAGAGGCAAAGGTGTGGTCGTCGCCGTTATTGATAGCGGCTGCGATATGGATCATGAAGATTTAAAAGACAACCTTATCCCAGGCCCTAACTTCGTTATCCCTACATCCTTGCCAGAAGATGACTGTGGCCACGGTACGCATTGCGCCAGTTTGATCGCGGCCGAGAATAATGAAGTAGGTTTGATCGGACAATCCCCAGAAGCCAAAGTAATGGTAATTAAAACATTGGACAGAAACGGGATAGGAAATTTACAGACTGTAGCCAAGGCTATCAGGTGGGCGGTAGACAGTAAGGCCGATATAATTTCTATGTCACTAGGATGTCCTAATGAAACTCCAGAAATATATAAAGCCGTAATGTATGCCTATAGCCAGAACGTACCTATATTCTGCGCATCTGGAAACTCTGGAAACCTAAACAATATATTCTGGCCCGCAAATTATAAAGAAACAATAAGCGTATCTGCTTATGATGAAAATATGCACAGAGCGCATTTTGCCAACGTATCTCCAAATATTAACTTCTTTGCGCCAGGGACATCGTTATTCGGAGCATATCTAAATAATGATTATACGATTATGTCTGGAACAAGCATGGCCTGCCCGATAATGGCATCTGCCGCTGCTCTGATATTATCATATAAGAGAAACTATCAAACAGATATTAAATTAAATTCTGTTGAGGACTACCGAGATATTCTAAAACAATACTGCAAGCCTATTAGCGATAACTGCTCTCAGGGATTTGGGTTCTTTAATCCAGATGTATTTTTAGAGTGGATTAAGAAACAGCCGGTCTAATCACCTAATTTTGTTTTAGGATCAATTTTATCAATTTCTATTTTGTTCGCAAATTTTTTAGGCGAACAATACTTTTGAATATCCTCTTCAGTCAAACGGCCATGACGATCTGGCGTAAGAAATTTCTGCCAGTCATGTGGTCGCCACAACTTCAAATTTTTTATGTACTGTTCTGATGCCATTAGTCTATTTTTACTTTCTTTGCAATCAATTCTTCCTTTAATTTTTTAAACTCGGCAACCTTTTTTTTAGTCCGCTCCTTATCATACCAAGCCTCATATAAAGACATGATTTCTTTAAAGATTTCTTTTTCTTTGCTAATGGCGGCTATTCTCTTATTATGAGCAGACAATTCCTGCTTATATTTAACATTAACCTTTGGCTGATTACACTTGAGCATAATAGAGCAACAATCATCTTCGGGATACTCTACTGCAACAGCGTAACTTAAGATATCTTTACACTCACAGTTTTCATGAATATACTTTGAGATATCATTCATGGATATCTCATTTCCTACATAAAATGTATGAATATATCGGTAATTATTAAACACTTCAACTGGCGGAAGTGGCTGGCCCCATGGAATACTTAAATACGGAGATTTATCTGGACGAAAATTAATATACGAATATCGTTTGCGTAATTTTTCAGGCACATAAGAAGGAAATTTAATTTTATCAAACATTTTTACTCTCCACCAATCAATCAATTAACTGTTTTGCCTTTAATTTGTTTTTTAATTTATTAAACTGGGCAATCTCTGATTTGGTCTGTTCTTCTTCTACAAAGTTATTATAAGCCGCAAGCACTGCCGGAAATATCTTTTTCTCTTCCTCATATATCTCGCTATCCTTCTGATACTTCTTGAGCAGAGTTTGATACTGTGGACTTTTCACATTCTTAATGTACATTAAATTAATTTCGGTTCCGTTCAATTCATCATAATTAGAATTTAGGGCATAATGGCTAATATCCTTATCATCACGATTATTATTAATATACTCAATAATGCTTGTGATGTATACTTCTCCACTATAAAACGAATAAACGCTTTCAAGTTTTACATAAGACTCATTAGGAGGAGTAGGATTCACCATAGATGGACTGCTAAATGAAAAATTAATAAACTTATAATCTTTTTTCAAATGCTCGGGCAAATTACTAACATCAAACTTCTTAAACATTTTTCATTCTCCTAATTTCATCTCTTATTTTTGCTGCTTCTTCGTATCTTTCTTCTAAGACAGCAGCTTTCATTTTTTGTTCTAGTAATAGAATCGTCTTCTTATTATCTTTCTTTAATGGACGACGACCCACATGAATAGTTTTTTTACAATGCTTCTGCAAAAATGGCATAATAAAATCACTAAACGCTTCATAGCACTTCGGGCACCCCAACCTACCATTTTTAGTAAAATTAAATAAAGTCATCCCACAAACGCACTCTGATCCTGGTTTCTCACTTTCTACCGGCGGCAGCTCAAACCCAACTGCATCTATTAGTTTAAAAAGCTCATCTTTCAAGCCATATTTTACGGCGCAATCACGACAAGCCGAAACTGAAGTTTTTTTGCCATCAATAATTTTAACTACAGAAAGTATTCTCGGCTTATCGCAAGGCTCATCGGTGAATGGGCAATTCATTCTTTTTCCTTCGGCTTTTCATCCTGTGGAATCAATCGAAGCTTCTGGTAAACTTTAATCATTTGTTTTCTGTAAACAACACACTCTTTCTTATCCTCTTCTAAAAGAAACGCTATATTGCCTGCGATAACCTTATCTAAAAATGCAATATGCTTGCTAGCGAAATCTTTACTCAAGCTTAAATATCGTGCTGACAAATCAACAAATTCTGCACTCAAATCTCCACCATCTACTGACTGTAACTTGCTGGCCATCTGTAAATGTATTTGATACTGCTTATATGACAACCCATAATACTTCTCAAATACCTTAAGGATATAAGCAATTTTTTCGTAATCGTCCATATCTGAAAATTTATGTTTTTTGTCAGCAGATTGATAATTCTTATAGGTATCAAAATTATCAATACCCCCCAGTACTTCGGTCATTTCTTTCAATGTAGTCTCACTAAGCTTAATAACTTTATCAAGCGCTGCTGCTTGATCGGGGGTCGGCGTAGGAGAGGCGACCAAGTAATTGGAGCTAGCAATAGAAACCACAAACAACAGAGTCATCATCATCATTTTTCGCATCTCTTATCTCCTGTAAGGTTAAAACTTTGGGAAGAACATCATTAGATATTTTACTAATCTCAATTTTCTGAATACTTCTTAAAGAAGTCCGCGGTTCACTGTTACTTTTTACTTGCTTAACCGGACAACCAGTAAAAAAATGAACCTTTTTTAACTTTTCCTGCTCTTCTATAATGTTTTTATCTAAGAAGGCATGTTGGTACGCCTCTTGCCAATAATCGTACTCATAGTCTTTAAGAATAAAATCCCCGAATCCCTGATTGGTGAAAAAGTCCTTAACTAACATGCAATCAATTCCACACTTATTGGCAATATCATAGGCAAAAGATATTATCACAGACAAAGTAAATCCTATGTCTGCTTTATTCCTGCGTGACAACTCCATAACATAATCACGCATACCACTATACGGACTATGCCAAACAAAACAATCTGATACTGCCGCCTTTTCAGCATCCCTAGAATAAAGATCAAACAAATCTCCGATATTATCAAATCGGTATTCTGCTAATCCACTAAATTGCGGATCAAAATTGAACGTCATCCAAGCTAGCGCACATCTATGGATGCTGCCAAGACAGCAAGACTGCTTTCTATCTACCTGATTTTCAATCTGCCGAAATTTTCTAATAATAAAATCACAAAAATCAAGTTCCGTAATTCTATGCCGGAGCTGAACCGGCAAGTTGAGATAATTTTTATCCAATTTTGCAAAGTACGAATGCAGAGCATCCAATTTACAGGCTACAATGCCAGGAAGAAGACACTTCCACTGGCCCATTAAAGCGCCATCATATTTAATGTCGCTGATAAATCGTGCGCTCATTATTTTTACGGAAACACGGTGCCTTGGATTTGTAAAGTGGCCGAATCAGACGGCAGGGCCGCAGATCCCGCAGGTGTGACTCTTTTTAGCCAAAGAGGAAATCCTTCTTCGGCCCTCAATGTTGCTATTGTAATAGATCCGCTGGTAAATACAACCCCAGTTGGGGTAGTTGCGACATTTCCAGTGCTCTGAGCAATATCATTTCTTGGACCACCTTCTGTTATCGTGCTCATAGTTGGATTGGGTACAGATGGGGTCAAAGCATTCGTATCTACCACCAAAAGATTTTGATTTCTATTGCCGTCATCACCGGTAAATGTTATTGTGTAATTAGAGCCACTTGAATGAGCACAAGAAACCTGTGACAAACCAGCGGTTCCATTCAACCCAGCCTGCAAATTTACGGCAAAAACTGACGGCGTATTGTCCCAGTTGATCTGGGGAGATAAAGCGTTTTCGTATTTTAGCACTAAATTTCCACCTGTTGGCGACCCATTTATCGCAATTCGCTGAACCTCATTTCTTGCTAAAACTCCAATAGTAATAGTAGAACCGCCAGCAATCTGGGATTGCAAAGAAACAGAAACATTGTAGAATACATCCGTTGAATTGTTATTAAATACGTAAATACAGCGATAGTCAGTATACCCGCTTTGAGCCTGTGCGGCAGTCACATTAGTGAACAAGTTATTCAGCGTTGTTCCGACTGCATGCGAACTAGGTTGCCCACCAAAAGAAAGAGCCGGATTAGTATTGCTTGAACCCCCTGAAAGCACTATGCTAATATCCGAAGCCATAATCGTCATACCTTATTTACCCTGAGAGGTTGAAAATGCCAGACGAAGAAACAAAGGAACTCAAAATTACGTGGCAGCCTCGTAAAGGCGGGAAGCCATCCCAGATTTACACCACAGGGCTTGAATACTGCTTTATCAACAGCGAAAATCAACAGTGCCATGAATTTGTTTACTGCAAAGACTTCCTACATGACGCGGTTCATGCTTTTTTGTACGAAAAAGTCGCGGACATTTATGACTTCGTTTACGACCCCAAGAGCATGCCTCCCCTCATGCTTTCTAGGACAAAAATTGCGCTAAGCAATGCGTCCGACAAAAATTTTGTCAGTAAAATGGATAATATGGTTGACTTCATCAACCAATGTGAGGTAAAATTAAAACTCAAGAAGTCTAGGGGAATCCTTTGTAGTAACCCGCCAAAACAATATAAAAACGGTATTATAGTTTTAAGAGGTTCAGCTAAGTGGATAGAAGCGCCTCCAATGCTATCTTTATATACTCTTCTTATTAGAATAGGGTTTATCCATAAAAAGGGCGATAGTTATACCCAGACTATGGACGCTTTAATCAATGGATCGGTTAAACCATATCAAAAAAATGATACCAGCTACCTCTCAAGCGCCAAGAAAAGTGTTGACAGGATTCTTGAAGAAGGGTATAGAAAAATATTCTACAGCGATATCAAGCGAAATTATCCAAAAAATGTAGACATTGGAACGCTACACAACAGCTTCGGTATTGTCGGGTTCACTAGCAAATCTCCCAAACAATGGGTTCCAGGCTGGTGGAAATCTAAGAAAAAGAAAATCACTACCGCTGAAGCTGCGGCAGCTAACCCAGACGATTATTATATTGATTGCGAAATGGGACTGACCAAAAAAGAAACCGCCAAACCGGAAACCATTAAAACAGAGGTGGCAAATGCCTAAATCTTGGACAATCGGACATGATGTTGAATTTACGGTCTTTGACCCGAAAAGTAAGAAAATCAGAAGTGCTATCGGGGTAGTTCCTGGCAGCAAGGAATGCCCTTATGACCTCGGGGACGGCCATCGGGCTTTCTACGACAATGTGCTGGCAGAATGTAACTTAAAAGTTAGCAATTCCAAAGAAGATTTTATAGCAAATAACAAGGAATGTTTTCAGCGATATGCAGATGCAATTAAGCCGTGTGTTTTACTGCCGAAAGCATCCCACACATATCCGGCATCAGAACTTCAGCACGAAGATGCCTTAAAGTTTGGCTGCGATCAATCTTTTGATGCTTATACCGTCGCCCCAAATCCACCGCCCGACTGTCAGCCCGGTAATGGCTTCCGAACCGGGGGTGGTCATATTCACCTTGGTGGCGATTTCTTCCCCTTAAACGACGACTGGGGGCGTATATGGGTCATTAGAATGATGGATATCTTCTTTGGAGTTCCGTCACTGTTTATTGACCAAGATCCAACGTCTATGGTAAGACGCAAGCTGTATGGTGGAGCAGGGGATCATCGTCCGCAAGTCTACGGAGTTGAGTACAGGTCACCATCCAATTTCTGGGTAGCTACTCCTCAACTGGTCGCACTCACATATGATATCTGTGATTTTGTGCTGGATGTCTGCATTAACGAGCAACATGAAGAAATTTATAATCTTCATGAAGACAATATCGTGAAATGCATCAATAATTGGGACAAAAAGGCGGCAAAACCCTTTATGGAAATATGCCGAAGACTAATGCCCAAAAAACTATGGGAAAACGTTGAGCAACTCTCTAAGCCGCGAGAAGACAAGTCGTTCTACGAGAGCTGGGGAATCAAGGCTTAGTCAAAATAATAGGCAAATAGCCCAAACTGGCAATTAGCAAGTTTATTCCTTTCCTTATCTTTTTTATACGGCCAGTTTGGGCTACCAACCAACGGAGAAAAACGTGCCAAAAAATCTAATCGGGAAATGGATAGTTGATGCGCCTGAGAACATAGAGCGGTGCATCATCGCCTTCCCAGGAAGGGGAGGATCGGCTGAAAGTATGATGAGTCTTTGTCGTGCCATAAGGTTGCCGGATACATTGATTATATGCTTACAATCTAGATATTTTGCTTGGTACGCATCTCCAAATGGAGCCAATGATCAATATGATGCTGTGCAAAGCATGAAGAATGCTATAAAAGAAATAACAAATACAATTAATAAAATAAAAGACTTTTGGGGAGTGTCGGACAACCAAATCGCCTTGCTTGGACATAGTGCTGGTAGCGTTGTCTCAATTCAAACTGCGCTAAACTTCAATTTCCGTGCGGTTATTTCCCTTGCCGGTGCTATTTTAGAGCCGGAAAAAATGCCGATATGCGCTATAGACACTCAATTTTTGCTTCAACACGACACTAATGATGACTGCTTTTCTTGGGATGAACGATTCGTGCCAATGCATGACGCTCTAAAAACAAACAAGTATCATACAGAAATATGTATAGACAGAGGAAATGGGCATGATTCATTTACGAACGAAGTCGTAGACTATGTGCAATCATTTCTAACTGAGAAGTTCAAAATTACCGCAGAAAGCGAAGAGTCCTAAAACTCTAACTACTTACTAAGATCAACAATCTTAAAACCTAGATTAAGCAAGTCAGCAAATCCATCTAAGGATTTCTTTGCCTGCATATCACCTAGAGTATCATTAATCTCATCAATAGTAGCTTCTGTTAGTTGTTTTCCTGGGTTATAACCCTTGCTCAAATAAGACGCAAAGCTATAAAGAGCAGACTCAGTCCCACGATAAAACTTAAGAGCATCGTCTACCATCTTTTCTCTTGAGTAGCTTTCCGATACAACATACTTTGAGCACTTGGAGCACATCCCGTCTTTGGGGTCTTTACTGCCGCAATTACAGAAATAAGTGTCCATACCGTTGCCAAAATAATTGGCTTCTTCTTTTTTATCATGGCCATGCGCAGCGTGACTACCTTTACCTTCGCATTTGTCGCAATCACAATTACACTTTGACTTTCCACCTTTATCCATCATGTCATCATCATCATCGTCCATGTCGTCGTCATCCATATCATCATCTTCGTCACCATCTACATCATCATCGTCCATGTCGTCGTCGTCCATGTCATCATCTTCGTCACCATCTACATCATCATCGTCCATGTCTTCGGGTTCTGGGGCAATAGGTTGCTTAGGCGCTTCTGTAGTAACATCTTCAGTGGCGTCAACATTTGCCCATTGAGCACCGATTACGCCAATGGCCTTTGGTCCAGAAGAAAGTCCAAGTAAAGTAGAAGATCCAAGACTTTCATGTAAAAGCTTCCAAGATTTAAAATCTATCATATTATATTTTTCCTGCGATATAGGTGCTGAAATATATATCAAAGACAATCAGCATTTTAGTTCACATAACACTTTTTCAGGCGATGAACTAAAATAGTCCGCTTGGAAAACGCGATTATTAATATTTGTTCTCTTAACCCACGATGTCGTCATAGGGGCTAAACAAGGAAAATACATCATTAGCTGCCGAACGTTAAAGTTATCTGCAACACAAGATAAGCCTGACTGAAACCCAACAAAAAAGACAGAATTTCTTATTATATAGCAAATATTACTAATGTAAGAGTCAATATAAACAGTATTATGGACGCCTTGTCTAGTCAATCTGTCTCCTATTTCAGATAGGACGTTTTTATCATACCCTGCACCTACTAATATAATAGGCAGATTAAACCTGTCATATATCCCCTTAACCAACTTGTGCCATTGATCTGTATTCCAAAGGTCCGTTCTAGAGCGATTAGTTCCAGAAACAAAAGCCGTAAGATACCGCCCATAAGGAGTGGGGCAACAATCCGTTCTAATAGGAACGCAAATATCAATAGGATATTCTAAATCTATTTCATCTAGCCTAGTTCCGGACTCAAGCCACCGATTCGCCGAATATTCAAATGCAAAGCGCCCTTTTTGATATAAATCAAATATGCCTTTAATATCAGGCTTTAAGCCAGCCACTCTGTGATAATCTGCTTCAGAAACCTTTTTAAAACAAGACTTTCCTACCTGTGGCAAAAGCTTGACGAATTCCCCAGATCTGTGCTGTACGGCATCATCGGCTATGGTTAATATGTTAAAATTAATCTTATCAAAATATGGGGCAAACTTTTGATATATCCAAAATATATCCCCAATACCTTGAGGAACATCCAGAGTAATTTCAGCGCCAATCATGCAATAAATATAGTCGGCGACCAGTTAAAAATATCTTTAGTCCTGGCGATATCAGCACAGGTATGAAACTGATATGTATCTTTGAATGGGCAATCAATATAGTCTGGGATAATGTTAGAATTATACAATCTATTACAGTAATTTATTATATTTTCAAAAGGGACGCTGACTCCGCTACCTAAATTAAATACTCCACTTGTTTGCACGCTTATAGCACTCTTAATACACTCGCATACATCATCAATATGAATAAAATCACGCTTAGGATTGCCTTTAAATAAAATAGGCGGTTGGCCATTCTTGATCATATTGTTAATCTGATGTACCATGGATGCCCTTTTACCCTTGTGCTCTTCGCCAATAAGCGACCAGACATTGGTAAACCTAAAACCAATACAAGAAACATCTTTGTCTCTAGTCCAAGATAATGTCCATCCCTCAAAGTTCTTTTTACTCTGAGCATATGGGGTTAAACAATCATGAACTGCGCCCGATGATGCCCAAATAAACTTGCGACATCCTTTGCCATAATAATAATCAAACATTTCAATCGGCCAATAATAATTAGCTCTCATCATGGCGTCATAATCTCGGCTCTGCGTATCATTGTTTGCCGCAAGATGTATCAATACATCTGCCTGTCCCGCATCTTGCCAGTGGATTATAGGAACTGCACTTGGCTGCTCATTCAAATGCCCTGTGCCAACTACATCGTGTCTCTGACATAGTATTCTAGACAAATATGATCCTACAAATCCGGTGGCACCAGTGATTAATATTCTCATGATTTCTTAAAAACAAAACTCATTACACCGTCACGGCCCGCAAGGGTTTCTGCATCGCTCGTTTCTATCAGTTCAAAACCATATTCGGTTACACAATAAATCAAGCCATTTTGAGTGAAGTACTGAAGGTGCTCGCCTGGCTTCTTATGCTTTGACGACACGATATCATGAATATCATTAAAAATAGGCATGCTTATAAAAAGATATCCATTTTTCCGTACTTGCCGCAATATCTCTTCTGGCTTTTGAAAGTGTTCAAAAACATCCCACAGTGTAATCCCATTAAATTCAAGAAGCGTTTGATCTTTACTTAGCTCTTTATAAATACCTCTATCTTTTAGCCACTTCACGCCACATGGGTTAATATCATACCCGAATGACCTAACTCTTAACTTTTTAATAAATTCTCCGCAACCAATCCCTACATCTAAAACCAAATCCTGATCTGACATATACTTTTCAACTAAACTACAACGATATTTATTTAAGGCAATGGCAGTAGGAGTGTGCTCTAGGTCTACATAATGCTTCCAGTAAGCATCTGAATATTCAATAACTTTGTTTCTATCAATTTGCCAAGCAACCCCTATTTCAGGAATACCTTCTATACCGTCTGTAATAGAAACTACTTTATCGCCATATATGCCCCGTTTCAATAAGTCAAACATGCGATAATATAGTTCATAGTTCAATTTTATTTTTCAGGAATTCATACGATTTATGCGGAGCATAATAGATGTGCTTGTATTTAAAACAATGATCGTCTGTGCTCTTTATCATTAGGCTAGGATAACTAAAAATTTTAGCCGCAACTACTGATAGAACAGAATTAACGCCGATATAGCCGCTAGATTTTTTTAATATCTCCATGGCTTCAACTATAGATGTTTGATTTGATAAATCTATTAAGTTTTTGCTGCCCGCAGGAATTAAATCAGGGCCAAGATTTAAAACAACCCCGCTCATCTCTAATCTTTGCAACGATATAATAGTATTTTCCCAGTCACCTTTATCAAAATCCCTAGACGCAATTCTCTTATCACTAGAATATGGGCAAATTACCATGTATTTTTCTGGTAGTCCAAAATCAGAAACATTACATAACTGATTACTTAAAATGCTTGAATCATTATACTTGAGATACCCGGACGTAATGCGGGAAAACTTCGGACTGATGCTCCAGTCATCAGCATCAGACAGCCCTTGAGGAATATTCATTTTCTTAGTTTTTAAATGAACCATAACCTCATCTTTGGTAAAGAAGCACCAGAATTTAGAAAAATCATCATAAACTATAACATGATTTTTGAGCTTTGGAAAATTAGAAAGCCTTTTGAAAACTTCCATAATATGCTTGCTTTTATTAGTCGCATAATATATCGTGTCCAGATTTTCTCTTTCATAATGAGAAAAATAGCTTTCTAAAGCAAGAACATCCCCAATTCCACCCGTCAGTAAAATACCACCAGACGATTCTTTAAATACTCTGGCAGGAGCATTAAATACTCTTTCTTTAATAAGCCGCTGATTACGGCTTTTAATTAAATATTGATTTCTTTCACTAAAGTTAAATGGCATAATGCAAGTTTTTAGCTTCGCTGACAACTGATGCGGCAATCTCATCAGAGCAATTCAAAGCAATCTTAACCTTATTTATATTAGTGGAAATATCTTTAAGAGTCCTAAGTCCAGCAGTCCACAGTTTATTAGCCTTTACCCTGCCTATTCCGCTTAGCTTGACTATATCAACCATTTCAAATGGCACGCCATAATTTATCCTGGCTCTCAGTTGTTCTAGCCACATATGCCGGTTCCACATACCATGCATACGATTTATAGCAGATAAAACTTCTAGCGTTCGGCTAAAATCATATTGCAACCCTCTCATGGGAGCGCTCAATATAGGATTCTCTTTTCCCTGTAATAAAAGATGGTAACAATACCCTACCTTAATTACCGATGCATTGTGCATATCAAAATTAACCTTTTTTCGCCGCAATATATTAACATAGCCATCAGCTTCATCTACTTCCATTCTACTAGCAATGCCGCAGCGGTGGGTATCAATATTTGATAGCGCAATAGTTAGCCAATAATCATCTTGCTCTTTTTCGTTTTTAAAAAGGTGATCAAAATTAAAATATAAGTTAGAAACATCATATGGAGAATAGTAATACATGCTAGATATCTTGCCTAGCTGCGTCAAAGTATATGTGCCACTCTCTTCTTTCAATATACTACACTTTTTTAAACTATCCAGCATATTGTATATAAAATTACTATCTAGTCTTAAGTTCTGATGATGAGAAAGCGTTTCTTTGAACCAATTATTTAACTCAGTCCTATTTGTTATGTTACCATGATGAATTTCGCTAACAATATGAAAGGCTAAATTTTTAAACGTTTCGTTCTTACCAACTAAGGATGACATAACATCAGGAGGATTATTAATTCTATATTTCCAATCTTCTATTTTACTATCTGGCAATAGAACGTAAGCATCCCCTTCGTCTGACCCGTATCCTTTTCGGCCAGCTCTACCCATAGAATTTAAAATAGCGCTCACTTCCACTTCTGATAATCCCCGATGAACTCCTAATACTATAACACCCTTAGCAGGCGTATTAACTCCAGCGGATAACGTTGATGTGGCAACCAGAACTTTCAAGCTATCACTATCTCTAAACTCATTTTCTATTTTAATCCTATCAGCTTTAGCTAAATCGGCAGTGTGATATTTGGCAACTATCCCCTCGGACGCTAGCTTCTTTAGCATTGCCAGTCCTGTTTTCTTACCATGCACAAATATAATGAATTTATCATTTAAGTTTTTCTTGATTATCTCAAGAGCCTTCTTCATTTTGGTCTCTTCTTTTTCTTCATATCTCCCTTTATCGCGATATGGAGTAAAGTACTTATTCAATTTACACGGACGATAATCAGACCTTAAAACATAAGTATCTCTACCCGTTATATTGCTAATCCAATTCCCTATTTCTTTATGATTTGGCATAACAGCAGATAAGGCCACAATCCTTGCCTTAGGATTAAGTTTCAAGAAATTCAATAGCCCAACCTCAATGTGACTCCCACGAGACTCATCTCCCAACATATGAAATTCATCAATCACCAATGTCACATCGCCATTCAAAAAATCAGATTTATCTGACCGCGCCCTTGACAGGGAGTTAAGAATTTCGTATGTCATGATAATAATATCGGCTTCCGCTAACTCTTTTTTTCTATCAGACGTAATCTGATAGTCTCCGGTACATATAGACACTTTTAAGTCAGAAAAATGATGGTCTGATGATCGCCATTCATCAAACTTCTCTTGGGAGAGCGCCTTCATCGGCGATAAGTATATTCCTTTACCGCCATGCTGCCTTATCGTGCTAGCGATATACATTTCCGCTATGGCAGTTTTACCAGCACTCGTATTCGCAGATATCAAGCAATTTTCTGGTTTATCAAAAACAGAAAATACTGCGCTCTGCACAGGATTAAAATGCTCGAATGAAAAACGACCGAACTTAAACTGTTCGGTCGAAATAATATCTTTAGATTCCGCAATTTCAATAATCAAATTTAATACCTTTTAACAAAGAACGTCGCCATAATCATCAGGCGCAATACTTACAATCTTACACCCATCCGCTATTAAACCAGTTAACTTATCAATTTTGATGTCCATTACAACTGGATCTGAAACAGTGTCTGGGATATTATCAAAATCTAAATTAATATCAAGCCAATTAATTCCTCTACAAGCCCTGTGTATTCTACGAATACGCTTTGTTATATCGGCTATAGTCTTGTTATGTTTAAATTCTTTTTTCTTAACAATCGTAAACCAAAACGACTTCACATAATTAATCTGATGCGACACAAAATCAAAAAACTTATTAAACCCAAAATATTCGTGAATAATTTCTTCAGTAAGATTAATTACTACGCCTCTTGTCCAAAGATCTCTAGCTTCATCTAAAGTATGGGCTATAGGAGTATGAACACGACACTCCATACATCCTGCTACCCACCCCAAAGAACCACAAGAATTAATAGTAAATTTTTCATGCTTACAAAAATTATAACTCTCCAAAAATCTTAAAAATTTACAATCTGGAAATACATCATAATCGCTCATCAGCGGCTGCTCATGCCAACTAACAATAGCCTCTATTGAGTTATCGCACAATTTGGCTCGATGGCGGCAAATACCGCATTTAACGAACCACCATATCTTGGCATCTTTATCCCATGAATATAGTGCCGGATTATGACTGCATTCGGGCATGGGATTTCTGGACAATGTAAAATTAGATGCGCTTACTCAACTCGGTCTTTACCGAATCAGCAATTTCGTCAACCATCTTATAGAAGTCATCGCTACTTTTAGCAGACGCTAACCATTTATCAATATCTTTATGTTCTTTTTCAATAAAATGAAGAACATCATACATGTCGCCGTGTAATTTATCGCCTAATCTATCAGAAACAAACTTCAAACTATCCTGATCCAAACGCTCAACAAAATTCTTAATAACCATGATAATACCTCTTAACTAAAAAAACTTGGAACTTGATACATTTAAAACTCGGTGGAACTTTAAACCATTATACTCATCTTGTCTTACTGCGCCATAGCTCTTGTCTTCAATGGACTGATTATTTTTATTAAAGCAAACTGTCCAAATGTAAAACTTTCTATCATTTTGTATGATAGAAACATAATATAGTCCTAAACTACCTAAAAATCTCTCCGCTACTTTGCACACTAAAGAGAATGGAAGGAAGGCACCAAATGACGCATATATCTGCAATGTCTGCATATAATGCGCCTGGTGATCGTTCTTACTTAAAACAACACAGATGCCATATCCATCAACATATAAATCTCTCTCTTTCAAGCAAATAATTTGCTTTTCATCGTCCATGCTAACAACCGGCCAAGAATACTCCATCAAAGCAGCAGATGCGTCGTGCATTTCCTTTATATGCTTTTCTAATAAAACACTTTGCATCCCTTATTATAATGCGGCGACTCAATTTTTTTAGAACTTACAGCTTTCGTCGTAAAGTGCCCATGAAAGTTCCTTGGGAGTCAAGTGCTCTTCGGGTCTAATTTCATGTCCGGCTTCCTTGAATCTCCTGAGGATATTTTGCAATTCTTTACTCGCAATCAGCCGCGAAGGGTCGTTAGACATAAACTTCATCATTCTGGCCAAAAACCAATCTCTAGTCTGTTGAAGCCCCTTTGAGAGTTCGTATGCCTTAGGATTATCTGAAAATCCCAAAAATCTCATGGTATCTTCAGGATCAAGCCAGCACAAGTGGCTCCAAGGATCGCCACGCTTATATTCTGGATTAATAGGTTGAGCAAGCGCTCTATCAATAAAATGTAGTAAGAATCTTATCCAGTTCTTAATTAAATATGCGTCCTTGCAGCCATCACCCTCAATTACCCGAAACTCAACAGTCCGGCGGGCGCTATCCTTCTTTAAGGACTTGGCATTCATCGTATAATATTTAACATCGCCTACACGATTGATGATTTCCTGAGGAGAATACTTTTCATCGTGCGATAAATTATTCGTCATGCCTATAACTTGGCAATAACGATTAACCTTTCGGTAATCTGGCACTGCGTCCAAAATAACAGGTTCGCACTTTATATACCACGATAAAACTCTGGCAATCTGTTCATTTTCTAAATCAGAAAAATCAATATGAACATGAACAGAACAACGCTTGTCTGACTTTATCTTTGCGTCTTTAGAAAGTGCCTCAATAACACGGCACACTTTCTGAACGCCCTTCCATCCACTGAACGGAGGCGTGCAAACCTCCATACCGCAACTACTGTCTGGTTTAACAATCCATGTATTATTGTTATTAGTATGTTCCCAACCACGTACTTCGGCACCTTCTTCACTATTGGCATTCACAACTGACGCCACGTAATCAATGCCGGCAACCTTACTATTACCATCATCTGGTTTATTTTTACCATCAAAAGCGTTCAGCTCTATTTCAATACCGAATTTTCTGGTGGAAACAAACGCCACATGTTCGTGTCCCATTTCCTTCTTCCTGGTATCGCCCATATTTCACCCTACCTTTTTGTGTGCCTGAAATTCAATAACGCCAATATACTTCATTTGCATCAATGTGTCAATAACATTTATCGAACGAATGCTCTTGCTGAAACAGTTTTTTTCGTGTAAAATACTCAAAATTCAACAAGGAGATAGCATGAAGAAGCCAGTAAAGAAGAGTGTAAGAGAAAAAAAGACGAAAATTATCAGCAACGAAAAATGTCTGATGGTGAAGCATGGTAATAAACAGTATTTTACGGATGAAAAAAACTACCCAATGTTGATTGAATTCGGCAAGAAATTTGACGCCGAAATTTCCGTCGTAAAGGTAAATGAAGCCGAATTGCTCATTGATCTGCAAACGCTCGCGGAATGTCTCTGCAATCCAGATTATATCCCATCCAAAACAGAAGTCAATGTAGAAGTTTTAGAATCAAGACTGCTTCCAAAAAAGAAAATCATAGTAGAAAAAGAACAATCCAAATCTACCGTGGAAGATGAAATGGAAAAACTGCTGCGGTCTGGCAAGCCGCTGGCAATCGCAGAACTTTACGCCAAATGGCAAGACATAGAAGACGGCGATTACCAAAAGGTTTACAACAAATTTATAAAAATTAAAAGCACGCTAATAAAAGAAGGCTACTCCATTGAGCGTGTTCGCAAGGGAATTTACATCGCAAAGAAAGCATAAGCATGGAATTAATCACTGATTTATTATCGGGAAACTATTCCACCGTTCAATTTATGTGGAATTACTCAGCTTTTTACCGTATTCAAATAATTTTATTTGCGATAGTCGTACCGTGTTTACTTATTGCGTTTATAAATTCATTTCGCAAATGGAAATAATTCAGATCAGCTTCTTCTCACCGCTGAAAAGAATTTCTTCTCCAAAATGATGGTCTATAAAAGAATGCTCTACGCCACCACGGCGCAAGATGTCTAGGCCAATCTCTACCGGCATCTTCCATCGCTCTGGTGTACTATCGTACATGCTTTTAAGTCCAATCACTTCTCGGACTCCGCATTCTACAATAGCGCGAGCGCAATCTGGACAAGCAAACCAAATGCAGTACAGCGTAGAGTCTTCAGAGCCAGACTCTCCCCATTTAGCAGATGAATATAGAGCAACTCTCTCAGCATGCTCCATTATATTCATTTTTTCATCTCTGGTTAGCTTAGACACATCACATGGAATGGTAGGGCGATTATAGCCATCATACCAAGCAATTCCGCCGGGACAATTTGTTACTAAGACTGATCCATTCTGAGTGGACGGATCAGGGCTTTTCTGTGCATTATTAACCGCCCGCAGCAACCAATCTATATGAGATTTTTCCATTGATTATCCGTCCAATTCTTGTTCATCAACAATATCTTGCTCTGCTAATGTACTCTGGGATGCAGACGTAGCCTTGCCAAACATATCAATATAATACTGCACATCTGATACATCTTCGGCATCTACAAGCTTAGGGCATTGTAGCAATACTTCAGCGGGCACATCATTTCTCTCTTGGCTAGATTTAAAGCTAACTTCTTCTCCCCCCGTATATTCTAAACCAACCTTATAGTTTCCTTTTGACCCAGTTATTCTTCCTGATCTTACTAAAGAATCTAGCATGCCTGAAAATGGAGCAATGCCCATATCAAAAAACAAAAACATAGATTCAACATTTTGAAATGGCTTAAAGCATTTGTTCTTAACGTTAGAGACATTAACTCTAATACCTATAACATTGTCTAACGAATCTTTAATGCGCTTTGATGCCCTAGTTTGCATTCTTAGGCTCGCATAGTAAGGAATTGACGTACCGCCGGTTGGACTTTCTGTCGGACCAAACATTACGCCTATCTTACTTCTTAGCTGGTTAATAAAAATTACACTAACATTATTTTTATCTAATACACCGCCTAATACACGAAGCTGCTCTGATATAACTTTTGCGCGCTCCCCTGGACGGGTTACCCCGCCGCCTGCGGCCTTACGAGCCGCTAGTGATAGGTCCATCATATCCACTTCCACGCTTTCACGCTCACTAGGACTAGCTGCGATTGAATCATAAACTATAACAATCGGTTTTTCCTTAGCAACCTTTTCTCGTAATACGCGAATAATAGTATGAATCTTAGCAAATCCTTTTTCTAAAGAATCAACTTTTACTATAATTGTTTGCTTCGCTGACAATCCCGAAACCTTAATGGCAAATTCTTTTGATAAAGAATTCTCTGCATCAATGAAGACCCCAATTCCCCCACACTTTTGAACACCGCGCAGAATGTTGGTAGCAAATAAAGTTTTGCATGACGACGACATTCCAAACAACTCTATAATTCGTCCGCTTGGTACTCCCCCGCCGCAAAATCGGCCAGAGCACGCAAAATTAAGAGCAAGATTTCCTGTATCAATCCATGTAGATACACTATCAATCTTATCTAAAATATCTCCGCCAATATCAGCGGCCAATCCTTCAAAATCAACTTCTACTTCGTTTCCTTTATCAATTTTCTTTTTTGCCATTACCTATTCCTTATCTTAATTTAATTAAACCATCATCTACTTCAAAGCTAATTTGAGTCTTGTCATTCTTAATGACCGTAATATGCGCATTCTTTCCTTTGCCGCGAATAATCTCTACATCAACCATACCGCTAATACTCTGCCCAGACTGGGTAAATATCTTGTGGTATCGTGAAATAGAACAACGTACTCTAGAAACATGGCAGTGCTCTGGATCTACTTCTGCCTCTTTAATAATAGAATTAATGTTAGTCAGCTTGTTAAGACCTTCAAATTTCATCTCTAGCATGATGCTTTCCCTTTTTTAACTTTGCCTCTAAAAACTTTCATCTCAACCATAAACTTGTCACAAAACTCATCAAAAAAATCATCTATATTAAAATTATCTTCATTATAAACTAATCTTAACAAAAGATGCTTTTCAATCTTGCCGTCTTTATTTTTCTTTGACACTGGTCCAGCGACCATATCAAATGGAGTGTCGGCTTCCTTTACAAATTCTAAACTCTTAATCATTGATGTCGCTATCAATTCTATCTTGCCGCACTTCATTAATTAAATCAGATAGCATCTGCTGCATAGACTGACATTCGTCATTGCTTCCTGTAGCAAAAAATCGCCACTTATCAGCACAATAAATCTCTAAACAACTTTCACACCAAGGTTCATCTTCTGTTTCAACAATTCTAATTCTATTCATTTTTGCACCTCTACGAGCCAACCAAGGGGATTTCCAAAAAACCTCGCCGGAGCATTGTGGGGAATCTTAAGCACTTTATTTAGATCGCCCCACTCAACTGAAAGTTTTCTAGAACTTCCTTTTCGCCTAAATTCTATTCGGTCATGATACATCGTAACAATAACCGGTCCTTTAACTCCAAAGTTATCAGAAACCTCTAACTCTCTCTTCACCGGCTTTTCAAGCTTTGTGGCCATGATAACTTTCCTTTATGAACTCGCCACTGAAATTATTATAAAAATTCACCTCCTCAGGGCATCAGTGGCGAGTTTGTTTTTTAAAGTATGTTAACTAAAGTAATTCATTATAAATAACAAGCATAGTGAATTTTATCATCTGTCTATAGCCTGTTTAAATCATTTCAATAGCCAATACTTTATAGGTCGTCAATATTAATATTCTTCAAAAAATCGTCGTCTGTAAGAGCCATGTCTACGTCAGCAGTAGCAAAATCTTCCTTCTTAGACGAAGAAGCGGCCACCTTTGTAACTGTAGCTGGTGCTTTATCAAATGGAGCACGCTCCACTTTTACAGACTCATCAACCTCTAGACCGCGAAAAATATTTACTTCTTTTAATAGAACGTCAAACGGCTGTGGCTTCTTCCAAGAATTTAGATCATGGCATTCAGCAAGCCACTCCTTGCAAACCTTCTTATCCTTATGCAAGGGACTTGCGTCCATAAATTCGCTACTCTTCCAGTTTGGATATTCACCCTTAAGTTCTCGGACGCAATTTAGATCACGGCCAGTTTCAATATCCGTAATATCGCCGAAGCCCTTCTTGTTAAGAAGTGGATTGCCTACGATTGACTTGATAATGTAAGTGTGAAGTTCTTTTCCTGCACTCAAAATCTTATGAAAGACATCGTACTTTGCTTCGCCCTTTTCGTCAATTTCCTTGCGGACAACAACATTATAGAAATAACGTTCAACTGGCTTAATAGAACGAGCCTGTGCTTGTAGTTCTTTTACTTGATTTTCACTTAGATCAGGATTCTCTGACTTCTTCCATAGCGAAGAATAAAATTCGCATACTGGACACTGACCCTGCCACATTCCACCGACTAAATTCTTTGAGCACTGAAATCGCTTACCGTTAATAGTATGATTTCTAATAGCCACATAAATTGTATCGTTATCATGGCTAGGAGGAAGAATGCGAACTATTGTGCTGCATTCGCCAGGCGGGAAGCGAACAAAGTCCTTAAGAAAATTCTTATTCTGTCCATTACCTTCAACTCGCTCCAACTCGCTCTTAAATGCTTCTAAATTAATACCCATTTTCTTCTCCGTATTGTTAAAAAATTGTTTCTTGATAGTACTTATATCGTCCTGGTTTTTAAAACACATTATATAATTCTGAGAATTATTTACAATCTTGTGTTTTTGCCATTAGCTTACCAACAGAATCTTTGCAAAAACTTGCCTGTCTTCGTTCAATTAATTCAAAAATTACATTAACTAGCAAATTTTGTTCCGTAAATGATTGAGTTAATTCATCGCATACAAGCGGATCTTCCGTCAAAAACTTAAACCCAGCATCTTTAAACTTCTGCATCTCGCTCTCAACCGATTCTGTAGAATATGCACAATGATGTACCCCGCCAATGTTACCTCTATTAGCAACATATTTTGCTACGATGGACTCTGGATCGGAACTAGAAGAAATAAACAAATCTGGCATAGTCTGATACCTAATTCCATCATGCTCAATAATTCTAGGAGCGTCCTTTTTATCTTTTAGTCCTTTAGGCATCAAGACCGTGCATTTCGTACTTTGCGTGCTTCCATCAGGAAACTCGGGTTCAAATTTATCTGCTATCTCATAACCAAACAAATTAACAAACATATCGCAGGCTGCGTCATGATTATTGCGGTTGATACGAAAAGCAATATGGTCTAAAGAATTAATCATTTATTTCTCCTTGTGTACATTTATCGGAAGATATAAGAAAATATATTAGCCTTATTTTCTGCGATTTAATGGCTTACCAGAATCAGGAATAATTGGCCCGTCATAATAAATTTTTCCATCTTCTGTCGGACTAAACGCCTTGTCCAAACCAGGGACCGCCGCAACAAAATAAATAGGATCTGCAACTATGGCAATCCCGTAATCATTTACAACTAAATAATTACCATTGCTCATATCTTGTATAATAGGATATGACTTGCCAATAGTAAATCCTTTTATAGGACTTCTTCTACCTATCTCTTCCGGCAAAAAAACCTCTCTTCTTATTACTTTTGCCTGCTTCCTATTTGTCTTAGGCAAAACATCAACCTTAATTCCTGAATCATACTTCTTCTTTTTTTCTAAATCGCTCAATATTTCATATGCATCGCTCACTTCTCTAAATTTTACGGTGGACGTACCATTATTGCTATCAGGATGATATTTCTTTGCTAGTTTTTTATATGCTCGCTTAATATCATCCTGTGATGCCGATAATGACAGCTCTAATATCTTATAGAGATCAGCCATTACCGTCTCCTGAGCGGCTGCATGGAATCTTGAGTTTCAGGAATAATCTCACCGCCATACTGGAGTTTATTCGCCTGCATCATCTGATTTCGCATTTCAGCTTCACGACCCTGGATGTACTCGGCGCTTTCCGCTATAGGTCCATCAAATATAATGCCTTTTCCAATACTACTAAAATATGCGGCATTTACAGCCATTTCCATGTTTACATCATTCACTACTACGTAATTTCCAGCATCAGTTTCTCTAATAATTCCGTACTTTCTACCAGGAGTTAAATTTCTAATCGGACTAGCTCCAGCTATATCAGGCGAAAATACTTCTTCTCTAATAACTTTAATTTTAGGTTTTGGAGGAGCGACCGGAACTGGCTTGTCAACAACATGTGTTACAAGCTGCGGCTTGTCTTCCTCCGCAGTAATTCCGCCATCTACTACGCCACTCACACTAAATGAAAACTTACGATTTTTAATCACAATGCCATCTTTAGTTTCTTTAAACGAAACCTTACGCTTAACATATTCATATGGCTCAACGTCAACAATAAAAATATCTCTACGAGCTAACTGCGATGCAACAAAACTAGCAACCTGCTCTAATGGGACTTCTTCCTCTTTCTTTCCCAGTGTTTTGCGCATAGTATGGTCTTCTGTGTCATACCTTCCGCTTTCCAATCTCTTATGGTAATGAAATATTAGCTCAAACATACTTTTTCCTTATTTAGTAATAATACCGACACCATACCGAGTATTAAATTTTTCAAAATTTCTATTTCTAACCTTACAAAATACATTAAATATTTCTGGATTAACGTCAATGTAATCTACTACAAATATAACATCATAATTTAGTACATCCCAAGCAAAATTCAAGTATTCGCTCATTTTTTCCTTATCTTTTTCTCTTATAAAAACAATTTGCGGCCGTTGATCTTTGACTAATTTCTTGAACCCTTCATCTAATTGCCCATAATAAAAGTAAAATTTGTCCTTGTAAACACGTCTTATGTTATGCCTAGTCATGTTATCTGGGTAATAATCATTTGTCTTATTTTGAAATGCTGTAAAACTCTTGACACTGGGACATCCGCACAAAAAACTACCACTACATATTCCTAGTCCTAATCCAAACTCTACACAGCTACTCGGGGTAATATCCTGTCCTAAGTAGTAATAAAACGGCAAGTACATCGGATCAGAAAGCTCTGAACTTTTATAATCATTTTCGCTATTAAGGCTAAATTTATTCAACAATACACTTGCAATATTATTTTTTTTAAGTTTTTGGCGGATTTTTTCACAGTCCATAAATTTATCATAGCGAAAGCAGCTAAATATTGCATGATAGAATGCATCCAAGTGTGTGTGAATTACGGAGATTTCTTAGCCTGGACCCTGCCGTTTAACCGAATGCAGTTTGATAATATGGTAATTGTCACATCGGTAGAAGATACCTTAACTCAAAAAATTTGCGAATACTGGCATGTTCGTTGTATAAAAGTAAGAATCAATAAAGATGAAGGTTTCCCAAAAGGAAAACTAATCAATATCGGGTTAGAAAACCTAAAACAAACTGATTGGGTTGTTCATATGGATGCGGACATCTACCTACCCCCGCACTTCAAGCGAACTATGGAAACCATTACATTAGACAAAGATGCAATCTATCATATGGATAGAATGAATTGTAGTAATTTTGCCGACTGGATTCGCTTTCTACAAAAACCATTAGTGCAACATGAAAATGATATTTTTGTTCACTCTGGCCCATTTCCTACCGCGACTAGAGTGGCCAGCCTAAGCCGCGACGGAATTATAGCTATTGGATTTTTTCAATGTTTTCATCAAGGTACTAAAAACCTTAAGTATAATGAAGAACATACAAGCGCAGCAAGAGGCGACATGCTATTCGGCATGAAGTTTCCAAGAGACAAAAGGCAATTCTTACCAGAATGTATTGCTATTCATCTTGAAACTAAAATAAAAGAAGGCGAACCACATGGACAAAACTGGGATGGACGCAAGACTCCACCATTCACTATAGATGGACCGTCCAATGCAAAATAACAAAAAGCACAATCCGGAACTACTCAATCACATAACCGTTCGTCATAAAAACGAAAAGGTGGAATTTGTTTACTTATCAGAACAAAAAAAGGACGCCAAAAAAACGTTTCATCAACTATGCCATCACTTTGATGGGGCTGGATATAATCCATGCGTAATCAATGATGAAAATGGAAATCAATTAGCTAAGCTTATATCGGTTTACACCGGCAAGAAAGCCAAGTCAGCATTAGGTGATTTCTGGGGCGGATTATTCCTCGGAGCAACGGTCACTGCTCTTATTGTTATATGCATACTATAATGTTAAATTTCACAGAATGGCTCACTTTTAATGAAGGTCTAAAAATTATAAACGTAGACCCAGAAGAAGACTGGGAAATGGGACAAGAGGCAGAAAATATCGCTCACAAAGTCAACATACACATTTCTAGAAATAAAAACCTAACCCTAGTAGCGCTAAATGATCAGGAAGAAGTAATAGGAGCAGTCTATACTTCATATGAAAAAGACCACAGCGCATCAGAAAATGCGGGCGAGGAAATGTTCCATTTTGATTTTGACGTGGTGGTAGATCCTAGGTGGCAAGGATATGAAATGGTAGGAATAAAACTAATAAAGGCCGCAGAACAGGAAAGAAAGCATTTAGATATTATGTATGGCCATAAATCATACACCAGAACATGGGTTGTGAACCCGCGATTAGCTAAAATACTTCAACATCCAAGGTTTGGATATGAATCCGAAGGTGAACACGAAGGCGGATCTCACCACCTAACAAAGTATTAAACAGCTTTTTGTTTAACTAAATCTAATTCAACCCCATTAACTCCAGCTAAGGCTCTCCAGGTTTCTTCCATGGACAACTCTCTACTAACCTTAATGTCTTCGGATTCGGATAAAGATTTATCGTCCTTAATAGAAAAAACAATATCGCCATTACTACTAAATTTTTTATCAATCTTCGAAGCATATTCAGTTGAACGCTTAGCCCCAAATATATTCATCTGATATTCATAACTAACCACAACGTTAGTTTGTGGAGGAACAATATTCCAATCTAAATGTATTGTGCTATTATCAATGTCAGCATTGCCGCGCAAAATATAAAACTCATCCTGATCGCGCGAGGGGGCCAATATTAGGGCGTTGCTATCGTTAACGGTAAACAAGCAAATAACATCATCATCTACGTAAACAGAACCTTTAATCGACGACGGATTAATGTTTTTATACCCTAGCCGATATGTGGTATGCTTGCCATTAAAGCCAATATGAGAAACCGACTCATTGATAGACTTACGCACTTCTTCGCACCACTTTTCGCTCTTACCAACTCCAGACTTATGTCTAGCTAAACTTTCTTCGGTAATCGCTTGAAAATTAGCCGCATCTACGACAATCGTATTACCGCAATCATCTATGGTTGTATAAAGTATTCTTGTGTCATCTGATGCCTCGCATAAAATAGGGTATATCTTTTCATTAGTCAATTTGTGTTTCGGATTATAGTTAATCGGAGCACTGGTAAAAATTTCATACCTTAATATGCCAGACTTATCAAACGGCTCTTTGCCTTCGGCCTGACGCTCACACTTAGGTAAATCTGCATCATTATTTTTAACTGCTATTACTTTTCTATTTTCATCCTTGGGTGGAGTTTGTTTAATATTCCAAGTTAATTTTAAAATACCGTTTCCAAAAGTGGCTTCTGGATCACCAATTAGATTGTCGGGCAAAACAATATTTCTAGTAAATGAAGACCTCTTTAGTTCTTTCTGATAAAAAGTAGCCTGACTATACGAAACATCACTTTCCATCTTGCCGGAAATTTGCAGGATTCCAGATGGAAGAATTTCTACTTGAATATCTTTATGTTGTACCCCTGGTACGGCGGCCTCTACAATATACTTGCCATCATTGGTGGTTATTGTGTCAGCTTTTGGGTAGCTGCCATCTTTAAGAATGTTTTTATAGTTTCTGCGGCCATCATCAAAAAACTGGCTAAAAAACTGATCAAACTGGCGTTCAATGGGGGTAAAAAACTCATCGCGACGGGACATTAAATTGTTCATTTTGTTTCTTCCTAATTATTAAAAGACCTATTAAGTATCTTTGCGAGCAAACTCTACAAGATGAATGCCCTATAGTCTATTATATGAATGAAAAGTTATTTTTTACAATAATTTTTACCTACAATGCAAAAACATATTGTGTTTTAGCTCAAAATTATGCTCACATTTTTGTCCATTTAGATAAACTTCATATCCGTTAGAATACAAAATGTCTAACAGCTCCTGCGGATCAAAGCCGTGATACTCCATACTGACCTTTTCAAAAAGATGTGTTTCAATTTCCAGCTTCGGCTTCTTCTTAAGCATCTCTTTAGCTCCACGCAATACGGCTATTTCATATCCCTCAACGTCAATTTTAATAACATCTGGTGCAATCCCCAAATCATCTAAAGCTATAGTTTCTACTTCGGTTCCACGGCTATCAACCATTTCTTCAGATATAAACTTCTTCATCCCGCTTTTTTCATCTGCTATATTACTGTATATCTGATAATCTATAACGTCATTTAGCTGAAAATTACGCTTTATAATAGGAATATTGCTTGGATTAGCTTCAATAACTATAATTTTAGACTTAGACCGCATTACCATGCTTAGGGCAACGCTTCCTATGTTGGCGCCTACATCTATAACAACATCGCCAGGAGAAATCAAATCTCTTAAAAAAAGGTTTCTTTTATTCTGAACTTCAACAGCATCATCCCAAGAACATTTTAAATCATCGCAAATAGTTTTTAGACCATACCAGTTTTCATCACGATCATTGGATATGCAAAGCTTAAACCAATTATCCCAAACTTTATGATGCTCAATATACGGGTATACCATATGTTATTTACTATCAAGAACTAATCTAAATATAGCAATGGTAGCCGAAATACAAAAATTAATAGAATCCTGTGCCAAAACAGAAGATGATATTCTTTCTTTGGTTAAAAATCCAATAGACGATGGCGTGGACTGGCTTGGAAAGGGAACTTACATAGCATACTATGCCATAGGGCAATATTTAAGACCAAAAAGCATAGTAGAAATAGGGGTAAGATATGGATATTCCCTAGAATCAATGAGGCGAGGAAGTGGTGAAACCAAACACATTTTCTGCTTTGACAACGAGCAAGATTGCCTAGGATCTGGCGAATACGTATTCAATAAATTAAAAGACGTAGAACTTGAGACTTTAGATGTAATCAACGCAAACACACAAGCGATCAATTCATTAAACATCAATATGAAAATAGACTTAGGGCATATTGACGGATGTCATACCTTTGACGGAGTCTATCACGATTGCATACTTGTTTCAAAGGTTATGAAAAGAAACGGGGTTATCTTAGTAGATGATGTTCTACATGGCAAAGATAGCGATGAAGTGAGATGGGGCGTAGATAAATTTTGCTGGGAGCGCGATATTAAACCAATGGTAATTGAGTGCCATAGAGGGCTATACGTAATTCAACTTTAGCCAAAATTAGCAGGATACCCTTCACGAATAAACCAAGTCAAAGCTTCACTTACAGTTGGCCTTACCATAGTTTTAAAATTGTCATAAGCCATATCCATGGGATCAGCAATATTATCTTGCATGCTTTTAAGAATTCTAGGTAGTAAAAAAATCGTTGGGACGTTAAGATTGTTCGCCAGAAGACCTACCCCACCCGGAAATTGAAATGAAAACTTACACCTTTTAAGACACGCTAGGGTAATGCCTAAGTGTTTTCCTACTACCATTTCTGTCTTGCAGCCTCTAGACTTCATAATTTCATATACATCCTTAGTGCGGTCGTAATCCCAAGATGCTCCTGAAAATAAAAATGAATAATTCCTACACTCTGGTATATTATGCACACCGGTTAAAAACTCAACCCACTCATCGGTATTCCAAATGTTCCATCCTGGTCTTACCTGTCGATCTTTTTCTTTATTAGAAACAAAGCAAAAAAAGGTATTCGGACCTAATCTTTGCATTATGCTATCTGCTTCATGATAATGT